TCCTTGTAATCCTTGAAGACCCTGGATGCCTTGAAGACCTTGTTCTCCTTGTAGTCCTTGAAGACCCTGGATGCCTTGAAGACCTTGTTCTCCTTGTAATCCTTGTAATCCTTGGATGCCTTGAAGACCTTGTTCTCCTTGTAATCCTTGTAGTCCTTGGATGCCTTGAAGACCTTGTTCTCCTTGTAGTCCTTGTAGTCCTTGAAGACCCTGGATGCCTTGTAATCCATTTATTCCAATCGACCCTTGAAAACCCTGAGTGCCTTGAACACCCTGGATGCCTTGTAATCCATTTATTCCAATCGACCCTTGAAGACCCTGAATGCCTTGTAATCCATTTATTCCAATCGACCCTTGAAAACCCTGAGTGCCTTGAACACCTTGTAGTCCTTGAAGACCCTGGGTACCTTGTAATCCATTTGACCCTTGAAAACCATGAGTGCCTTGAACACCTTGTAGTCCTTGAAGACCCTGAATGCCTTGTAATCCATTTATTCCAATCGACCCTTGAAAACCCTGAGTGCCTTGAATACCTTGTAGTCCTTGAAGACCCTGGGTACCTTGTAATCCATTTGACCCTTGAAAACCCTTAGTGCCTTGAACACCTTGTAGTCCTTGAAGACCCTGGGTACCTTGTAATCCATTTGACCCTTGAAAACCCTGAGTGCCTTGAACACCTTGTAGTCCTTGAAGACCCTGGGTACCTTGTAATCCATTTGACCCTTGAACACCTTGTAGTCCTTGAACACCTTGTAGTCCTTGAAGACCCTGGGTACCTTGTAATCCATTTGACCCTTGAAAACCCTTAGTGCCTTGAACACCTTGTAGTCCTTGAAGACCCTGGGTACCTTGTAATCCATTTGACCCTTGAAAACCCTGAGTGCCTTGAACACCTTGTAGTCCTTGAAGACCCTGGGTACCTTGTAATCCATTTGACCCTTGAACACCTTGTAGTCCTTGAACACCTTGTAGTCCTTGAAGACCCTGGATGCCTTGTAATCCATTTATTCCAATCGACCCTTGAAGACCCTGGGTACCTTGTAATCCATTTATTCCAATCGACCCTTGAAGACCCTGAATGCCTTGTGGTCCAGATGACCCGGATTGTGTATTGATATAATCAATAACATCTTGGGCCAATTTATTTAATGAAACAGATTGATTTATAAGATTCGATGTATTTATAGCATTAGTATCTATCAATGAATTTGTAATAGAACCAGGTTGAATATTATTTGTACCTACACTATTTAAGGCTAATTTACTGTTCGTTACCGAAGAAATTCCTATTTGTGCTTCGGTTATAGCTAAATCTTGAATTTTTGAAGTGCTTACAGAATCATCCGCAAGTTTTATATTCGTCACACACCCATCAACTAATTTTGCAGTTCCGATTGACCCAGTCGGTATATTGAATAATATATGATTCATTTCTGCTACTACTTGTGTCCCGTTGGAACTGGTATACATACCAAATAAAACTATATCCCCTTCATAAAATGTAACAAAATTATCAGTATAAGTTGTTGTTTCAAATAAAAAATTAGTACCATCCACGTCAAAATACACACGGGGTATATTTAAAGTAATTTCATTAAGAGTGTCGCTTAATTGAACGATATAATAAGAACCACTTAGAGCATTAATATAAGTCGCTGAATCTAAATAAATGGGTGCTGGAGGAAAAGATGGATTTAGTAATCCGTTATAAGAAGGATTATTATTATTTATCATACTAAAAATCTGATTTCCAAAATTTCTTTCGTCCAAAGTAGAAGTATCTGTAAAGTATTGAGCGAATCCATATTTAAATGCCCCAAATGGAATAAGAGACGCTGGTATTTTATTATTGTCTGGTGACGTATTTACAAGATTGGTTACAACATTATCATATTGTAATGTTAATGCAGTTATAGAAGTATCAGCTGAAACGCTTAACGCAACAGACCCTAAATTAATTGTATTTCCCGAAACATATAAATCCTTCCATCGAAGACCCTGAGAACCTAAATTATATATAGCATCTTCGGCAGGTAAAAAGTCGCCATACATATATAACGCATTATTTCCAGTTTCTTGGTTATACTGCTGTGCTCCATAAATATTTAATGTATTTAAAGTGTTCAAATAAGAATTTTGATTACCGATATTCAAGTCATTTGTAAGAAATAAGATGTCCTCTGTAACAAGACCAGAAAAAGTTCCAATAGAACCCTGTGGTCCTTGGAATCCAAAACCACCGCTCCCCGAACCACTTGGACCTTGTAACCCGATTTGACCCTGAGGACCATTATTCTGAGAATTGTTAATAGACGCCGGTATAGATAAAACAGTTTGATTTAAATTACTGTAATTTGAATAAATTCTAAATCCTGGCATTTATTTATAAGTTGTAAATAAATAAATTAAAATTCTATTATATATATTTTTCAAGATGAAATAATCCAGTTTTCACCATTTCTTCTTTCTGTTGATAATAATGAAAATTAATGAATGCTAATTCTATAAAGAACACAAATAGCATCATAAAAAATACTGGAAAGAACATTTCAATTGTCATTGTTGGGATTAAAACATATAAAAAATTTACGGTTAATAAACTTGCAAATAATGCTAAAAATATGACTTGACGATATATAAAAGGTTGATTATGTATAGAGTTATGAATCATTGTAGTAATTTCCAATGGAGTTTTTACAGATTCAAATTTTTTACAAATATCCTCTTTATGTTTATCCAAATAAACCGATGCGTGTTCTTTATCAACCATCACAAATTCGGCGATTGAAAGAGCTATAAAAATAAATACAATAATTATAATACTAATAATTACTGAAATTTTCATGAAATTTATTTTTATAGATGTAAATAAAATAATATCTTATTATGTATAGTGTATTATCAGAACTCGGTAAATCCGTAAATTATCATAGCTCACAGGCAGATCCACTGACATATTGTTTATATCCTAATTACAATTCACAATGGATTCATGGGTCAACTTCTGTAAATCTTTTAAGCACACCGTATTGCGCTCCTTGTCAAAATTTAATGGCTGACCGTTGCTCGAATTCTTGGGACGAGGCATGTCAAATATATGTGGATAATAATTGTGACACTTCTTGGCCGAATACAGCGTCAATCGACAGTATAAGTCAAAAACAAGGACAAAATTTTATCAAATTCACCCCAAATACTGGTGATAATTTAATAAGAAATTCCATAGAAAGACATTTTTTCGATTACCCAAATGTAAATAAAAAAATGTCGCAATTCGACCCAAATGTATCAAATTCACCTAATTATGTAATGTATTCGTCGAATTCATTATCCCCAAAATGGTCTTTAAAAACAAACTTAATGTTGCATGATGACCATCCTCATGTCAAATTAATGCTTCAAAATCCCCAAGCGTGTTTTGATTTATTGGCCAGATTTCATTATATCCAAAAAACCCAACCTCGTATGTTTTCATCTACCTTACATACCAATAAAACATCAAGTCTTTTTCAACAGTTTTTGAAAGAAAATGATAAAATTTTTTCAGCATACAACAGAGTTTAGAAAAATTTTGTATTCGTTTCAACTAATACAAAATCTATTTAATAATTCATGTTAAAAGCCATGTACTGAGGATGTCTTTCTCTTAATTTGATTGGAGCATGAGAACGCAACCCTTGTTCGTTAAAATCACCCAATACTGTCGTCCAAGCTGTGAGTTTTTTATTTTGTTCGGTAATTTCAATTTCATCTTTAATAGCACTTACAATAATATTTACGGTTTGGTTTATAAAGTTTTTAACATCATTTCTATTTTCAATTGAAGGAATTGTTTGTGATGTATATATATCACCAATATTTGTCCTTGTACCAAAGGAATATACAGACGATAAAACATTTGCGATTTTATCAAATGGTACAATAATATCTCGTCCTCTAGGGTCAACACCTCTAAGAGCACGTGTAATAATGTTCGAAATAAGATTCAAATTATCATTTGAAAATAAGTATTCAAGGACAGATGAATTATTGGAAGTATATTCCCACCCTACATGAGACAAATAATTTTGGTCATAATGTTGATTCATTGTTTATTTAAAACAACTCTTTTTTATTTTTATTTATTGTGGATATTCATAGAATTTCAGACATCTCATTACATCTTCGCTTAAATCTTTATCAGTTGGTTCCTCTGTAAGGTCATTAATATTTGCGGGTGTAAATGGAGAATGAATATCTTCTAATGGAACAATATCAATGTCTTCCGGGATGAAAGTTGGAGTAGAAGGTGAAATGGATTCATCGTTGTTTGGTTTAATAAGAAGTAATAGTTTTAACAACTCTTCTTTTTTAGAACCAGCCGGAATTTTAATTTTGTTTTCAGAAAGTATTTGTTTGATTTTTACAATGGTAAAATTCTTTTTAATATTATCGAGGTCTGATGATTTAATCGGGAAAGTAAGATTCATTTTAATTTTTGGAGCTGTTGGTTTATCTGTTTTTGGAGATGTCGATGTTTCTGTCGTTGGTTTATCTGTCTTAATAATATATTTAATTAGTTCGTCTTTGGTCGTCTTTGTTCCTACAAATCCAAGTTCATTTGCTTTTAATAGTAATTCATTTTTGGTAAGTTTAGATAAGGTCTTAATATTTATATCATTCAAATCACCTTGTTGTAATATTGGGAGAATACCTTGCGAAGATGTTTTTTCCAAGATACTCGTAATCAATTGTTCTTTACTTAATTTTGAAATTTTTATTTTCAATTGTTTAGCCAATGCTTTTAAATATGGCACACTTTTCGAGTTCAACATTCCATAGTTATCCATAGTAGAAGCAATCGTAGCAGGAGACGATGATTCCTTTGAAGTCTTGATTTTGTCGAGAATCGCCATTTTAAGAGCCTGTTTCATTTTCAAAGAAGAAACATCAATATTTAATTCAATTGCCTTATTTTTTAGTTGTGCGACAGACATCATAGCGATATTGGGTTCATTCCCAAATGGTTTTTTTGAAGAGACACATAATTTAATTTCTGTAATCAATTCAGTTTTTTTCTTTCCGGTCGTCGATACCTTGAATCTCTTGGCAATCGATTTTAATAAATCAATTTTACTATTTTTCATAAAATTTTCAATTTCAATAATATTATCTTGTTCCAATAATGTTTTAAAATTTTCCATTTCTCGTATTAATTTATTGAAAATACAATATAATATTTTAAATTGATTTTAAATTGATAAAAATCTCATTCTATCATAATTTACAATTATGAATCGAGAAGAATATGAAAAGACTTTGTTCGAGTCATTTTTACCGACATTGTTTAAAAATTCGAATGTTGTTTCAAATATTCAAATCGATTCGTTTAATTATTTTTTAGAACATCGTCTTCAAAAAATCATCGAAGAAGATTGCACGTTGAATGTGAAAATAGATAAACATGAATATATCAAGATTCATTTCGGCCAAGTCTATATAGACTTTCCTTACATTATTGATAATAAAAGAAATATTAAATATATAACACCACACGAAGCACGAATAAGAGAACTTACTTATTCGAGTTGTGTTTCTGTCGATATTCAAGTTGATAAATATGTGAATGATAAATTAATAGATACGACTTCTCATTCCAAAGTATTGATTGCTCGGTTACCTATAATGATTGGATGTAAAAAGTGTAATCTAACAAAAAAAATAAATCGAATCGATAATGCGGAGTGTCAATATGATACTTTTGGATATTTTATAATCAAAGGAAAAGAAAGGGTCCTCATTACACAAGAAAGAGGTAATTTGAATCAAGTATATGTGTTTAAACAAAAGCCTATACATAAATACAGTTATGTAGCAGAACTTCGTTCAATATCAGAAGAGAACGGTCATTCTGTGTTGATGCAAATGAGATTATATCCGGACTCTTATAAAATAAATGTAAATGTCTCATTTTTTCAACAAGATATTGAATTGGCATATCTTTTGAAATATTATGAATGCGACTCTAATGATGTTTTAAGAGCATTTGAACCATTAGTTTCTCAAAATACTCAAATTAAATTATTTGTCCATACACTAATACATAATTTATCTTCTTTGACATATGAAGATGCTGTAAATTATTTATGTGAAAATTTAGTTCATTCCATGATGAAGGATGTAAAGGAACAGTACTTGGAACAAATCATGACAAATGACATTTTTCTAAATCTTGGTATAACAAGCACAAATTACCAGAAAAAAAATTTTATTTTTATCATGCTTAAAAAATTATTAATGACAGCAACAAACATCCGAAGCGAAGATGATAGAGACCATTTAAATAATAAACGATTCGAAACTGCTGGATATTTGGTGTCGGAATTATTTCGTGCATTATACAAAAGATTTCTTCGCCTTGTCGAACAACAAATCCTAAAAAAACAGGAATTATTACAAGTGATTTCTCGTATAAATATCATTACACAAGGAATAAAATCATGTTTTTCAACTGGGAATTGGGGAATTCCAAAAAGCAACTATATTCGTTGTGGTGTCTCTCAAATACTTAGTCGTTTATCTTATAATTCGACACTTTCTCATTTACGTCGAATCCTGATTCCTATTGGTAAAGAAGGTAAAAATTCAAAAATTCGTCAGATTCATAATTCTCAATTTGGTTATATATGTGGTTCGGAAACTCCGGAGGGTGGTAGCGCTGGTATTGTCAAAAGTTTTTCTCTATTTGCCAAAGTCACGAATCGTGTCGATGTATGCTTTTTAAGAAATATTTTTGAACAATATTTTAATGATGTGTATGATGTAGATTCATGTGATTACGACATTACAGATTATCATATATTTTTAAATGGTATTTGGATTGGAATAACAAAAACATCAAAAGAATTTTTGGATAAATTTTATAAATATAGAAGAAATCGTATGATTTCGTGGAGTGTTTCGATTAGTATTAATCATTTAGAAAATTCTATTAATATATTTAGCGACGATGGGAGAATTGTTCGACCTGTTTGGAATTTGGTCGATTATACTGTTGAAGATGTATACCAATTCATATCATCCAAACCAGATTGGAATTTGTGTTGTAAAACAGGAATGATTCTATATATGGATTCACAAGAATTAGAACAGCATTATATTTCAATGTATTTAGATGAAGTCAATGAGAAACACACACTATGCGAGATACATCCTTCTTTTATTTTCGGTGTGTGTGTAAATATCATCCCGTATGTAGACCATATTCAAGCTCCTCGTATTACATATCAATCAGCCATGAGCAAACAAGCCATTGGAATTTTTGTTAGTAATAACGCAAGTCGATGTGATACAGTCGGTCATGTTTTATGTAGTCCAGAAAAACCAGTCGTTCAAACTCATTTATCTGAATTATTGAACTATGATAAATTAGCATGTGGGAGTAATGTCATTGTTGCGATTGCTTGTTATGGAGGGTACAACCAAGAAGATTCCATTATTTTTAACAAGGCATCATTAGATAGAGGATTGTTTAGAAGTTTTACATATCGAACAATTATAGTAGATGAAAAAAAACGAAGTAGTTATTCTTCTGAACTTATTGAATTACCAGAATTAAGTATAAGAAATAAATTGTATAACTATGATAAATTAAATAAAAGAGGTCTTGTTAAAATTGGTGTATATGTAGGTGTTAATGATGTATTAGTTGGAAGAACCATTAATAATTGTAAAAAATCAAATATCGCCTCGAAAATCGATAATAGTGTGATTGTTCGTAATGGTGAAGAAGGATATATTGACTCTATTTTCGAATCCGTAAATCCAGATGGATATTTGACACTCAAAATAAAAATACGAACCCTTAAAATTCCTGAAATGGGTGATAAATTTGCTTGTTATCATCCTGATACTGATGTTCTAACTGATTCTGGGTGGAAATCTATTACAGAAGTTTCTGTAAAGGATAAAGTAGCTTGTCTTGTAGGAGGAAATACATTAGAATATCATCACCCAATAGAAACACAAAAATATGATTTTAATGGTAAGATGTATTTAGTACAGAGTAAAAAAGTAGATTTATGTGTAACTCCAAATCATCGAATGTATGTAGGTTCTTGTAATAGAAAAAATTATAGTATAAAACGCGCTGATGAAATTTATGGAAACATAAAGAGTTATAAAAATAACGTAGAACATTGGAAACCAACAGAGACTACAAATATATTTACTCTTCAAGGTGTAGGAGATTTACCCAATCTAGAAATTGAATTGGAAGCATGGTGCGTATTTATGGGGATATGGTTTGCAGAAGGTTCTTGTTCTGTGAGATACTATGACGATGGTAGAGTTCATTATCGAAAAGTCGATATTTCGGTTAATAAAGATAGAGTAAAAAAAGCATTAGAAACATGTATGAAAAAGATTGATATGAAATGGAAAATACACATGTCAAAAGGAGAACTAGTAAAATGGTATACTTCAGATTTACGGCTTATTCATTATCTTCATCCTCTAAGTGTTGGTGCGATTTATAAGAAATTACCAGACTGGTGTTTTACATTAGATCAACATCATACTCGAAAGTTTATTGAAGGAATGGTCTTGGGAGATGGTTGTTATATGGGAGGAACGACAACCATTCGATATTATACATCAAGCATTCAATTAAGAGATGATTTTCAGAGATTATGCTTACATGCAGGATACGGTTGTAATTATTATTTGAAGAGTCCAAAAGGCACAAAATCATTGTGTCTTGGGAAAGAAATACAAACAAACGCCGATTATTGGACTCTTACGATATGCAAGAGTCAAACAAATCCGATAGTAAATAAATATATAAATGAAAAGGGAATTCAACACGATAAATGGGTAGATTATGATGGTCCTGTGTATTGTTGTTCAGTACCTACGAACGATGGTATAATCTTTGTTAGAAGAAATGGAAAGTCAATATGGTCAGGTAATAGCCGCAGCGCTCAGAAAGGTGTGGTCGGTATTATTTTAAACGAAGAAGACATGCCTTTTACGAGTGAAGGAATTATACCGGACATTATTATTAATCCTCATAGCCAACCAAGTCGCATGACCATCAATCAACTAATGGAATGCGTGGCTGCAAAGTCCGCTGTGATTCGTGGAGAATATGTATATTCAACACCATTTTCGACTTATTCACACAACGTTGTAGATAAATTATGCCGTGATTTAAAAACTTGTGGGTATCAAGAACACGGAAATGAATTTATGATGAATGGTATGACTGGTAAACCGTTTCATACAGAAATTTTTATTGGTCCAACCTACTATCAAAGACTTAAACATCTCATTTCAAATAAAATTCACGCACGAGACCATGGACCTGTTCAGACACTTGTACGACAACCATTAGAAGGTAGAAGTAAAGACGGTGGTCTCCGCTTCGGAGAAATGGAACGAGATTGTTTTGTTGATACACCAATTCCGCAAATGTGTGGATTATCATTTATGTTAAGTAGTTTGAATAACAATAATAATATTGTGTTGGGTTGGGCAAAACATGAAAAACAAGATGGAATTCTATTTTCGAAACAAACAAATTTTATTGAAAAAGGTAATAAGGAATGTGTTGAAATTATATTTGAAGACGGTCGAAGTATTAAATGCACTCCAGACCATAGATTATTGGATTCAAATGGGAATTGGATAACTTCACGAGACATCAAATTGGGGCAATCTCGGTTAAAAGCAAGTGTCACATTTCCTCTTGTTGACTTACAAACAGAAGTTCAATCATGTCAAAATTGGTCGTTAGAAGTTGGTTCATTTAAATTTTATACACATAATACAATTGAATTACTTAAAACATTTGCATTTGTTAGAATTATTGGAATGCTTATTACAGACGGTCATATTGAAAAGGATTACGATAATGCTTGTGTATATTTAGAGCATAGTATCGATGTTCAAGTATTTGAGTCTGATTTTAAATTAGCATTTTTAGGGTTGAATCCAAAGATTTCGAAGAACATAAACTATACTGTTCGATTTCCAAGAAATGTTGTAAAATCTTTATTAAAATTAGATTTGATTCGTGGTAATAAATCCAATCAAAATACTCGATTACCTTCGTTTATAACAGATATTCATTGTCCTCTCCCAATTGTGCGTGAATTTCTTGGTGGATTATTTGGTGGAGATGGTCATACTTGTATTCTTGGAATGCATCGTGGAAAAAGAGATATATTGACATCGATATCATTTTCAAAATCAGCTCTAGAACCTTACTTACCGTCAGTTCATACCGTTTTACATGAGATTAAAAATATGTTGAATCGATTAGGAATAGATAAAATAACATTTCAGACCCCCAAAGAAATTTCGTGTTCGAAAAAAAGGACAACAGATTGTATAAAAACATTTTCAGAGACTATTCATTTAGAAATGGACGAATTAATAAACTTTCATAAAAAAATAGGATTTAGATATTGTATTCACAAATCACTCAGATTAGAAGCAGCCGTTTCATATAAAAATTTTAAAAACAATGTGATTCGACAACATGATTGGTTAATAAATAAAGTAGATGAATTAACACAGTTCTCTATTATAAAGGCACAAAATCCAACAGCATATGTAAATACAAGTAAAGCATTATTACAAGCTATAAAAGAATTAAAAACGATTGAACCTTTATATCATAATTATGCTATTCCTACCAGACATGATTTTACAGACAATTTAATTAAGAAGACACAAAAAAGCAAATTTAGGTCGAATAAGTTTCCAACACCTGCAGTATATATGGAAGAAATTGATGCATATGAATGGTTTATTTTTAAGAATCCAGATGGATCACATGAAAAGAAAAACAATAAAGTCTGTTTTGGAATTAAACAATATGAAAATATGATTCCCACAATGAATCTTAAAGTCATCGATATTCGTCCCATTGGTCTTCAAAAAGTATATGATATCCAAGTTGATAAAACTGAATCATTTTTAGCAAACGGAGTTGTCGCTCATAATTGTATGATTAGTCATGGCGTTTCCAAATTCTTGAATGAACGATTGTTTGATTTATCGGACAAGTTTGAAATACCTGTCTGTAAGAAATGTGGTTTTATGGTAAATCGTATGGATGAATGTAGCTTATGCCAAGAATCAAATTACGACCAAGTTCGTATGTTGCCTTTACCGTATGCGTGTAAATTGTTATTCCAAGAACTCACGGCAATGGGAATTAAGATTGCGTTTAATCTCGAAAAAAATTGATTTGATTTCATTTATAATTGAAAGAAAATAGAGAATGACAAATAAAATATTATCTAACAAAAATTTTATCTGTCTTTGTATAAAGTGAATACTCTGCAGGTGAAACGATGACAACATCATTCCCAATCAACAACCAAGACAACAACCCATTTAGGGTATTATCGGTAGGGTCAAACGATTTTCCATTTATAAAAGACTCTGTAGAATATCAAAATATTTTACAATATATTTATTACAATTTGACAAAAGACAGAAGTTTGTTATTTGAGAAAGATGAATATAAATTACGGACTCTATTCAATACTATATCAAATAAACAATATTTAGACCAAACCAAAAAAATCATTGAAAATGTTGTATATGAAAACATGAGAGAAAATAAACAATTCCGTGATATTGCGATTCGACTACATGAATACAGAAAAGGATTTTATTATATAACAAATAACGAAACATTATGGGGTGTAAATGAATCCGGGTACGGTTATAATTTCATTGGATTGGCATATTCAAAAAGTTTAAATCAAATGTTTTCAAGTTATTATATCTTGTCAAGAGAAACAATATCTTTATTATATAAATCTCAAATCTTATTAACACATCATTTTCAAAACGGTCATGACATCAGCGAATTTATTGGAAAAGCGTGCCCCGAATATTTTAAAGAGTTGTCTCAAAAATATCCGCATCTTGTATTTTTAGAAGACGAAATGATTTGGAACATGTATTTGAAAAAACAATTGTCAAATATCGTGTATATGGAAATTGATTATCCTTGTAATATGGCCACTTTTATTAGAAAAGAGTATATTCGATATTTTAATTACTATCTCCGAAAACGATTTCATGAAATCATGATAAAATCTTATTTTCGATTTATTTTACATAAAAAATTCAAGATGGATGAAGACGAAGAAGTCGATAGAATGTTTAAAAAAATGGACACCAAATATTTTGAAAAAATTGCGAATAAATTGTTCTACCTCTACAATAACCCAGATACTACACATAAAGCATCTTCCTTTCTTGATATGAAGTTAAGAAAAGAATTGTATGAAATTGAGATACAATTTAAAAATCAAAAGGAAATCGAACAAATAGAGTCTTCATTACCTTTTCTATTTCATGCCCCCAAAGATTCTTCTGTTTTTATTTATGATGAAAATGACGAATTTTATGATTTATTTGAACCATACACAACACAATTATCTCCGTCGTCAAAGTATCAATTTACGAGCCCTTATACATGTATGACACAAGAAATTTATACAAAATTAATTTCACGATACGGAAATATAACAGAAGAACAAGCTTTACATAAGACTTCTTCTATACAAACATATTCAAATGTTTTACAAAAGATTACAGATGTGCGAAAATCCTATTTTACAAAGATTGCATGGAGACAAAAATTTAAAAACCATTCTCTTTTATATTATTCACTCTTCAATACAAATATCTTTGGAAAAGATATTGTTATCGTGGATTCTGACCCGATTATTCAATCAACTTCTACGAAAGAATTAATATCTACCCGAGATACATTGAAAGATGATATTTACCCCATTACATTCCACATTACAGATGATATTTATCTACAAGACCGTCTTCGTTTTCGATTAGAAGATTTTATTAGGAGTTTCAAGATTTATAAACAATTCAAAAAACAATCTCTACCCATTACAGGCGAAGATTTTAAGATATTTGAAAAAGATATTTATAATGACGGTGATATGTTCTTTGACAACACAAATTCGAATACACCTATCAAAGTTTTCAAAACATATCTTCAAAATATTTGTGACGAAAAGACAATCAAACTATTATGGTCCTTTTTGTGTAATTATAAAATCATGTATCAAGAACGACAAAAAGAAATTTCTCAAAAAGATGACACGATTGAAAACAACAAACGTGCGATGGTCATCAAATTTATTTCTCATATCATGAATACCACATCATCCTCATTACAAGACAAGTTTGTTTTTATTGAAAGTCTTTTAGGATTCACCGAACCAAAATATATTATGATGGGTGAAAATGTGTTGAAGAAAGTATTGTCTTCGAATTTACAAGTCTTGGAAATGTCATGTAGAAAATACATGAATTTAGAAAAATATACAGAGGCAGAAGGAAAACAAATTATATATTTTGTCTATTATGTTCTTCAACAAAAAATTTCTACAACGAGACTTGAATTTTTATCATCTAATAAAAATATGGTATTTGAATCGACCCCAACCGAATTTTCATTTCCAAACACGTCTACAAAATATTCCATAAACAAGACTGAAAAGTCTAAAACAAATAAAAAAGAAACCATTACAAAAGTCATGATGGAATTAACACCTGAACCAAATCTCGAACAGGATGAGGATGATGAAAATATTATTACCGACGAATTATTACACGAACTCGGTTTGGATGATGATGATGACGATGAAGAGATAAATGACGAAGAGAGTGATTTTGAAATCGAAGAATAATATGGTCTAAAAGATACTTTATTTATAAACAAAAATGTGGAATTCTTTTGGATACAAGACAACACTTTTAAATGCCAAGGTTAAACATGGACTTCAATTTATTCAAGATGACTCTCTGAATAATATTAAAAAAAATAAAATTGGATTTAAACTCCGTGATGAAATTCTATTACAACCAGAAGTAGAACAAAATAAAAATGTCATGGTGTTTTATATGATTGATGTAAAACAACACTTACAAGAACATGATGAAATTATGCTGGGGCATTTAAATGTATTGCTACTAAGTATTCATGTTGGGTATATCAAAGTGTTTTTTCAAAATCATATGTATGATAAAAAAATATTTAATAGGTTATGTAACCTTATTAAACTCAATACACCTACGGTAGTTGTAGACATTTTTCCAAATACAAATGAAACGATTTATGAATATATTGAAAATATGGATGGCGACGATAATTTATATCTGTCTTTTCACCCATATCTTTCAACACCTCATCTAAAAGATACTTTATTTGAAAATACTATTTTAAATATGGACCAATACAAGAAATTTGCTTATTATGTTAAAGCAACAGACACTGCTACGAAAAATTTATTTATGGGATTTATAATGAATTCAAACCATACATTCTTGAACGATTATTTTTGGATGTGTAAAATCAATGCCGAAGGTCATAGAACAAATGAATCTATCTTTTCGTTTGATGCGTCTATACAAAAAATAAAAGATTTTGAAAATGTAAAATTTACAAGAATTCATTAATTTTAATTATTTTAATAATAATTAAAATGAAAACACTAATTTCGTGGTCCATGATAAGCCGATTGAACTGAACCAGCTGTTGCAGATGAACCCGCGCGAGTATATTGATTTTTGACAAGAGGAGATTGTTTTTGTTGCCATTCTCGGTTGGAATTCTTTTTCATTAATCTTTCTTGCATTTCTGTTCGAAAAGAAATCGTATTGTCCAAAAAGGTATTATGAGCTAAATTCCGGATTTCCATATTGGTTTTAACCTTGGACGGATTTGGTTGAGGTCCGGTTTGCAAACCAAAATCCGTAAAATCGAGTGCGTTTCTTGTAATAAATCGATTTTGACGTATAGAATCAACGTCATCATACATATACATGGGTCTTCCGGTCAAATGGTCTAAATAATAACGATTAGATGGTCCATATCCCGTCAAACGAGGGTCATATACATTTGATTCAGGAATTGTAAAAGGAACTTCACATGAAGTCTGTAATTGAGGTTGTATATTTGGGTCGAATTCTGTAAATAAAACACCACCACCTTGTGTGATTTGAGAATATGTCGGTAAAAATTGTGGTGTATAAGAAATCCCAAGATTTGACATTACACTTTCCGGTTGAATAACCTGAGACCTCGTGTATACATTGGGTTGAAGAGTAGATGTAAAAATATTCTCATTGTATTCTTTGGAAGACGGTTGTGCTTGTTGTGGATATCTGGGGACATAATTTACAGGAAGTCCGTATGAATATGGACTTGTATTTTTATAGCCATATGGAGCATTGATGTAAGACGTGTTATAATTGGATTCGTTTTTATACAAAGCAGAAGTATTTCCTGGATGATTTGGGTATAAAGGATTTGAAATTGGTACTGTGGATTCTAAACATTGTTTTTGAATGGGTTGAGATGTAAATTGATTATGTTGGTCGAAAGATTGAAATGATTCTTTAATTGGAATATCACTGGTAAGATATCCATTTTGATGCAGTTCTTGACGTAGTTGAGAATTAATATTTCTGGGAATCATAAAATCATTCCCTTTCCAAAAAGTATTATCATACATCGGAGGCATAATGACAGGTTGAACGAGAGTTTTTGGATTTGGAAGACCCACCAGTTTTTGACTTAGGGAATGGTCGATTGTAGAGTCTTCATGACACCACACACTTGAACCCTCGTTCACATTATTTTTTAATTGGATGCCCTTGTTTAATTGACGATATTCTTTACTATTCACGACGGGGTTCGGTAAAAATACAGATGGTAATTGTTCTTGTATAGAAGATGTAAATGTAGAAGACACCATTTTATTACAATAAAAAACAATAATTTTATTTTATTATATAAGACATTCAAAACAAAATGTTTAAAAGCTATTCCATGAACGAATTTTTAAAATTTCATGACGTTCAAAATTCAAAAACACCGTGTATTCCATGGTCTTATATATGGTCTTTACACGATTCTAAACATGTTTGGTTAGATTGTCTATTACAAATCATTTGTATTTTAAATTTCGTTCAAAAAGCATTTGGGAATGAGACTTATTTTTATAATTTCGACATTCAATATATTTTTTTGACAAATTCATCTCATCCTAAACATGTTTTTGTATATTTAGGTAATCATACCACTTATTATACAATAAGACATCATTATACCGTTCGTTTTGATTGGAAAAATATTTTAAAACCGAAATGTTTTTTCCCTAAACAATATTATAGGAGGTCTATATTTATGAATCTGTTTTCAAATAATCCAGAATGGCTTAAAATAGATGAACGTATCCATGTACTATACAAAAAATTAATCAAACAGCGCACATCACCAAGTATAGAGATTCCTTTATGGGGGGAAGAATTGACACCAATATTATGGAATATGATTTCAACCAAACATTTATATGAAACGAAACCCAATTATAAAAGTATCAAAGAATTATTTATGATTATTCAGACCGAAATAGACAAATTTACAAGTCAATTCAAAAATAAGATGAACGCCAATACGATATTATTCGAATGGGTTGAAATTCTCTCTCATCATCAAGAAGAATTCTTTGTATTTTTAAAAGAAAATGATGCCACATTAAAACCATTTATAAATCGATTAAAGACATATTTATACCAAACTCTTGTCGAGAATCAGTACCAACACATTCAATTAAAAGAAATCGACTTTCAAAAGTTAATCATTTCGATGTATCTTTGGACGATGGAATATATTCAATTTTTACATTCTTCTTTACCGACAAAAGATAATACAGATGATATTTTTTTAATGGTATTTGAATTGTTTTTTAATTCGGACGATATGGAAAAGGATGATGACATTATTGTTTTTACAAACAGACCGATGGTATTAAAAGCAACCGCTCAACTTATTCGCACACATCCAATTCTTCGTTCAAATGTATTAAAACAAATAATTTAATATTAATAAATAAATAGTAATTCATAAAATAAACATGTCAGAAGATAGGAGTGCGGTTGTTGTATTCCAAGATGGTATTAAAGGGTCGATTAAATTTTATCAACCTTCGATTAAAAAACATTGTATCATTCAAGTAGACTTGAAAAATTGCGAACCTAATCATGTATTTGCGTGTCATGTGCATGAATCTGGTAATCTTCTTGAAGGTTGTGCGTCAACATGTTCTCATTTTAATCCTTACAATAGTTTACATGGTAGAAAAGATATTCATGGTTCAAATCGTCATGTCGGAGACCTCGCGATTCCTACTGGAAATCTTGTCTCGGATAAAAATGGAAATGTCTCCATAACATTTTGCGACGAGTTAGTATCGTTATATTATTCTTCACCAGCATGTATCATAGGTCGGGCCATAGTTTTACACGAAAATTCAGATGACGGCGGTATGCTTCGAGATAGAATTGGAACAATTGCAAAAGAGAGTGGTAAAACCGGTAATGCCGGAAAGCGTGTTGCGTGTGGTGTGATTGGTATCGCAAAAAATTTAGACTTTTCGTGTTCATAAAAAAATATTATATGTTTGGAAAAGATATAATATTATAGGAGAGATTGAATAATAGAATACGCTAAATGAAATGGAATTCTCTTTCGCGCATATTCTTTTGATTCTCTGAATTGTGGTAAAAACAAACTCCATGTTTCTGTTCTTTTACTTTCAATCAAACAATTGAATCGTCTTGCTATTTCTTCTTGTTGTGATTCTGGAATTTGTCTATTTATACATAATGTTGCAAATGTTCGACTGGTGTCTTTACCATGATATATATAATTTGGTTTATACATTAATTCAATACGACTTTTATTTCCAATACCGCTGTCTAATGCTCGTAATGTTAATGAAGTATGTGTAAATGATTTGTCCAACTGGTTTCCATCAACAAATCGTTTAATTTGAATGTTATTGTTTTTTTTCAAATCATAAATATCTCCTCCAATAATCCATTTATGTTGCTTTGATAATGTAAAATATTTCGAGTCATTGATAGGAAGACGTGTCCATAAAATATTTTGTTCTGTCAATAATTCATTAGAACGTTGAAATGAAAATGCAACGACGGATGTTGATGTATCTGGAAAAACGGATTCTTCAAAATACCGCACATGTAGAATATGAAAATGTGATAAAAACAAATTCCTACAATATACATCAATGTCTCGTGGTGATAAAAAAAATCCAACCGGCAAAATTAAAATACCTCCGATACATTCTTCGATTATGGATAATAAAAAACATTTATACAAATCATTAGTATTATACTTATCGTATATACTTTTATCTTTACATTTATTTCGTGCTAAAAATGGAGGATTTGTGATTACAAACGATTGTTTATATGAGGGTGGATTTTTTAAAGTATCTCTTTTCAATATATAAGATTGTTTTGGATCAATATCATAGGCTTCAATGTCATTTGAAAGATTTTGTTTTTTAATCCAATCAATCAAGTCTCCATTACCAGCAAACGGTTCAATGATTTTAGAAGACGGTGTGAAATTCAAGTCTTTGTGCAAGTCTTTTAGGATATAATCAGCATTTACAGTATAAAATTGTCCTTTATCTTTTTTAGACATGTTTTTAATTCATATATAATTAAAATTGTTCATGTCAATTTTTTATGAATTCGTCCATACACTTGTAATCAAAATTAGACCATTGGAATATGACTGATTAAAGCATTTCTTCTTTTAGTATTATAATATTTACCGTCAAGATAAAAATGAAATGATGTTGGACTCTTAGGATGTTTTTCAAAATAGACAAGAATTTGTTCTAAAAAATGTTTAACATCTTTGTACTGATTATCTTGTGATCCACCTGCTTGTTTTGTATATTTACAAATTCCATACATATCTTTGGATGGAGAATAACAGTCAAATGTCTTTGTTGCTCCAAATGGTCGAATAATTTTATGATTACCATTTTCTATATTACCATTATTTAGATAAACACAAGACGGTTTTATTAAATCTGGAAAATGATATTGTTTAAGATGTTGAATCTGTGATTTTTCATGAATGCCTTGTTTTAAAGGGTCTTTTCGAAATATCGAACAAATCAAAATGTTTTTATTACGAATCTGTTCTAATATGTATTCAAGACTAATGTGTGATCTTTCTTCATCTGTTAATTTATTTTCACGATATTTTTGAATTTTATCTATTAACCATTTTGAACGATTTTTAACGGCAAGTTCAAGTTCATTTTGATTAGATTGAAAATAGATATCCATTATACATTTGTGTATAATTCTACAAATACTTTTTGATAATCAAAATTTTATGATAATATCGATAGTCAAATATCATTTCAATCAAGAGTCCATAAATTTTTAAAAAATGATATACTCTTGTCGGATAATTTTCGATGTCCTTGTTCTTTCCAGTATTTATGAAATTCTTCTTTGGTATGTATGGACAAGTATGTAATGAATTCTTGAAAAGATGGAAACACTTTTGAAATTTGAAGTGCTGTTTTATAACTAATTCCTGGAACTCCGGTTAGACAATACAAATAATACATGGTTTCATCCATATTATTTTTTTTCTGGACGTGTAATCCTTTGATAAATGCTTCTTGATATATGTTTTCTGTATTTTCAGTTTTCACCGTTAAAAAATTTTTAGAAAATGTATATATAATATTTGCCGACATTTTTATATTTTTTGAAAATAGAAATGGAATATTATATTGCGTCATTAAATGAAATATCGCCGTAATTCCACTCGGAGCTTCTACGGTTGAAAATTTTGGTGTTGGGATGGTTTCAAAGTCATCCAATTGATTCCATAAAATTTCTCCAACTTCAATCAGATAGAGAAACGTACATCCTTGTTCTAAACAAGACATTGTACGCAATTTTTGTTCTCTCCATCGTCCATCATGAATCGAAGCAAGAACATCGTGAAATGTCTTTCTTTCAATTATCATTTTTGAAGAAATATGAATATCTCCGATATCAAGCATTTTAGATGTAAAATTCCATCCTCGTTCTTGGAAACATTGAATCAAATCTTGTTCTCTTGAATCAATATACACATCCATAATCGTCTTTACATAATTCTCCATTAATGTTTTAAGTAAATAAAATAGATTTCATATAAAATGACATTAAAATTATGGTCCAGAGAGGAAGAAAAACAATTAATATATCATATCAAAAATTACAACGGAGACATGACAAAAGTCGCACAAGAATTAGGAAGAAGTGTAAGAGCGGTTGACATACGAACAACAAAAGTCATGCAAGAATTAAAGACAGATAAAACAATTACTACATTCGATATTGTAAAATTATTTGGAAATGTGTTTTCAGAAGAACAAGTAAAACAACGTCTGCGTATTGATATGAAAACCATTGGAAGTAATGATGACTCTATATTGAAAACTTTGGATGAAAAATTGGATATGCTGTCAAGAAGACTTGTTAAAATAGAAAAGATGTTAAAGAAAAAATTTGAATGAGAATAAAAAACCGTGATATTAGATAAAGACAAATGTCCGTTCAAGAATATATACCATCTTATCCATTCATAGAAGAAGAATCATTTTATCGAGACTTGACAATAAAAAAAGAGTTCTTAGATGACAATGACCCTATTTTTTTCAAACATCAAAAAAATATTGCACGGTTTTTATCTCCCAAAACGCTGTATGATTCTATTTTACTCATTCATGAAATGGGCACAGGAAAAACGGCCACCGCAATTGCGTCAATTATGTTGATTCGAAAACAAGACCCAGAATATAAACAGGTCATCATTTTAGCTGGCGGAAAAACACAGTTACAAGTTTTTCGGGATGAAATTTTTAAAAGAGTCCCAGAATTCACAACAAAATACGCATCTGCCAAAATAGAAAAAAATACAATTTTACGCCGTGAAGGCTTTCAATTTGATACATATCGTAGTTTCGCCAAAGATATTATAGGATTATCGGACGTGTTATTAAAAAATAGATACGAGAAAACTATTTTTGTTATGGATGAAGTTCATAATCTGACAGCCGGAAAAGCATTATCTAAAGCAATTGTTGGTGGAGGGGTAACAAATACCAAAGCATACAACATTTTATATCATCTTTTACATATACTAAAAAATCGAAAACTATTATGCATGACAGGCACACCAATACGAGACCAGCCGTTTGAAATCGCTCGTCTTTTGAATATGGTATTACCTATTTCAAAAAAAATGGAAATAGGTCAAGCATTTCAACAAAAATATTTTACAATCACAGAAAAAATAATGCTATTAGGGGATGTCGAATATCCTATCTATAAATGGAAACCAGAAATGAAAAATGAGTTCCAGAACAGAATCCAAGGATATGCTTCGTATATTAAACGTCAATTGCCGAATGATTTAATTGTAGAATATATTCAGAATAAAGACTTGACTGTTCCATTAAAATATTTCAAGGTTTACGGTCATTTGATGAAAGACGAACAGTCTAAATTGTATCTTGAAAATTTCATTAAAGACTTGGAAGGAGAATCAACCGAATCCTCATCAGAAGTCGAAGAAGACGACACTACAACATCATCCTCGTCTCTTGCTTATTTCCGTTCAAAACAAGCTTCGTTATTTGTATTTCCGAATGATGGCGAAACAATTGGGAAAAAAGTGACTGAATTATATATAAAATATACTCAAAAGGTTACAGACAAGTCCATGTTGAGCGGTATTTCATGGAAACCAAAAATGAATCAAATATTCCCAAAAACATTATCTATAACAGAACGGATTGAAAAGTTGAAACAATATTCAATTATCTATGGATTTATTGTAGAAATGATTTTAAAGAATCCATTGGAATTGGTGTACATTTATTCGTTTCTAAAATCAGGGTCTGGTATATATGTATTGGTCTCATTTTTAGTGCAGTATTTCAATTTTGAATTAATTACCACCGTCGAACAACTTCGGAAAAAATCCAATAAAAAAAGAGTTCTGGTTTTGAATGGTGATTTTTTTACAGACTCGCAATTAAAAATTGTTATTGATGAATTTAATTCGGACAACAATATGTTCGGCGAACGTGTTCAAGTTGTCATTGGAACAAAACAAACCAAAGAGGGGATTACATTAAAAAATATCCGTCAGACACATATCGTTCAACCGGAGTGGAATTATTCTGATATTTCCCAGGCTCTTGCACGAGGAATTCGTATTGGTTCGCATACCGCATTACAAGAATATTATAAAGGAACACAAAATATACAAGTTCGTATCTATCAACATGTAAGTGTTCCTATGAAATTAAACGATGACGGAGGGTTTGATAATGTCCCAGAATACGATAATTCTGTTGATGTGGAACAATATAAGCGTTCAGAAATCAAAGACATCAATATTAAACTCATCGAACGCGCAATACTGGAATCTTCATGGGATTGTTCTATCAATCAAACAAGAAATACTGGGAAATTGGACGGTTCAAGGGAGTGTGAATACCAATCTTGTTCTTTTCAATGCAAAGGTATTGACCCACGATTACCTAATATAATTGACAAAAGCACGTATAACCCGTATTACTCAACTGCGGAACAAGAATTAATTCATGATAAAATAATGGAATTGTTTCATAAAAAAGACATTGTGGATGAAAATACTTTATATAGTATTCACGAAAATAGTGTCTTGGTTCATTTTGTCTTGGAATCAAAGTATTTATCAAGTAAAACCCCAGTCATCAACCGTTATGGAATGAAAGCATATGTGTGGAAAGACTTTTCGACAAACTCATTTTATTTGTCAGAACATCCGTATCAAGGAAATTTATCCGATTTTTATGTTTATCAAAATCATATTTTACCAATACCATTTTCTTTTGAAAAAATCGTGAGCAGTATCATAGAACATAGAATTTCTTATATTTTAAATAGTTGGATACAGTATTTTTACAAAGATATCGAAAAGAACGGTGAATTATGCATACAAGAAATAACTAAACTCCCTTTACATATACAAGAAATTATAATAGAGACAATTATATCTCTTGTGTATAAATACGATAAAGACAAAAATTTATTTTTTGACCATGTTTTGAATCATTATGAAAATCAAAAAAGACTCGTCAAACAAGAAAATTATTATATTTCAAGCATACTTTCAAACCCAAGATATTTTTCTTTAACGACAAAAATATGGTCATTCGAAATTGGAACAACAACGGAATCTTTACAAAAAGATGACGAGTATGAGTATACAGATGAATTTATCAATAAATACATTCATGACAATAAATATGGTTATTATGGTATTGTTGAGATTGGAAAAACAGAAACAAAATTTAAAATACGCGATGTACAAAATAAAGAGTTGGTTTTTGGGAAAAATAAGGCGAAAATCCCCAAGGGAGAACTATGTGGGCAGTCGTTTAGTAAAAAGAAAGACGGATTAATTGCAATTTTATTTCAATTACAATATCAAGGCCCCATTTCAAAAGTATCTTTGACAGTATCTGATATTCAAAAACTATTTACAACAAAAAGCGCATTGCCCATTTATAAATTATTTCAGAAATTGGTAGATACACACCTATTTGAATACAAGACATTTACAAACGAACAATGGAAGACATTATATATTCTTTCGAAATTAAAACTCCCTGAATTATGTTTCATCGCAAGACAACGTTTTGAAGAATTAAATTTACTCTATACTAAAAAAGTATAAGAAAAAATTTGATTTTTTATACTTTTATTTCGTAGTACAATATAATTTACAAATATGTTTCACGAAAAAACACCACAACGTTCTAAAATCAAGTCTAATAAACAGATATACAAAGAGACTCGAAAAAAATTAAAGATTTCTTGTATATCAACAAAAACATATCAAATGTCATACGAAGAAGAACAAAATGCATTTGATTACGATTACGATGACAATGACAGTCATGATTATTATGAGAAATATGACGGTGAGGAAGGATTTTTTGTAAGTCATGGGATATATAAAACATGTAGTTGTTTTCGAAATCATGGAAGACCACATTTATTTTATTTATGCAGTGAATTAGCGTTTTCTCATTCTTATAAAACATTATTATTATTTGAAAAACAAGGATGGTTTATTGAATATGATTTATTACGACTGATTCTTCAAAAAGATGATGTCAATAAGATGAATTTTACGACGGCACAATCGATTAATCGTTTGTATAATACTCCACATTATTTTACACAACACTGTATATTATGTGAATATTTTCATCGTAGTCATAAATGTATATACTTTCTTATCATAAACGGTCTTACACCTTGTTCTAAAAAATGTAGAGCAATGTATTTATACCAAAAATACATCATTCAATACTACATGCATAAATTAAGACGCATATATGATTTAAATGAATACATGTTTCATCAAAATTTATTTCGTCTTTATTCCAAACGACAAACACAAAAAAATTCTTTTTTAAATATATACAACAAAAGATTGTTTAAAAAAACATTTACACCCCCGGTTATAACTTTTAACGATGAGATTTTAAAATTATGTATATCAAAATTATCAGTGGATATTTTTCAAGAACTTTTGGACTATATTAATTGAATTCGTACCCATTCATTTCTAAATATTTTTGCAATAATAATAGTTGAGTATCTGTTGAACGATCTTGAAAAATTCCATTGGTATTTTCGATAATACTATAATTCATTCTATTTTGTTTGAAACTCATGACAAATAATTGAATATTATGTTTCCTAAAAAAAGATGCAAATATATGGTCGTCGTGTAATGGAATACTCTGTAAATGAGTATTATAAAATTCTAAAATATCTGTAATAAATGACACAAACGATTTTTCGAACAATTTCAACACACTGCCAGGATATACAACACCACGATATCCACCTAAAACCCGGACTTCGGTAGGAGTATCTATATTTTCAGCGTGAATAAAATGTGGATGGCGCACCCCCATACATCCAATTATAGAAGGAACAGATAAAGACGTGCTGTACTTGATAGAGGCCTCTATAATATGAGGATGAAGAATAGTATCATCATCAAAAATAAAAACAAAATCGTGTGCTTGGATATGATCCATCATACAAAATAATTTCATACATGGACCAATATCCCTGTCATGAAAACAAATTTCAAAAGGTATTGGGAAAGAATGTAAATATTGGTATAACTCTACTAATTCCAAAGAAGGAAATTCTTGATGGAGTCTTGAATAGTATTTACAAATATGAATAAAAATTTTATCAAAAGATACATGTTGAATTTCATCCAAGACTTTTTTAAATCCATGAATTCGGTTAGGGAGAAGAATTACACTCCCATAAATCATTTTTTTTATTAAGAAAAAAATGATTTGTTTAGATTAAATCAAGACCGTTCAGACTCGTTATGAACTACTTCATTCGTATTACTTAAAACATATGTGAATTTTGTCATAAACGTATTTGGGTCTGTTGGTCTGTTATGATACTCCATAAAAGGAGCACTGCCGTTACATTCACGACAGTTCTGTAGTATATTTTCGTCGATACTCAAATATTTATTTTGTAATTCAGATGGATTTTTATCCGCCACAGCTTTTAATGAAAATGCCCTGTCAGACCTTAAATATTTCTTCTTATTTACAATTAATTCTTCATATACATAGGGGTCATCTTCAATCGTAATGATAAAGATTGAATGATTATCTGGATGAATATAAAAATTATCCCAATCTGGGACAAATGACCCATCTTCCAATTGTTTGTGTTTGATATTTGCATTTTCCGGTCGAATACATGGTGCTGATTCTTTATTACACCATGAACCTAATCCTGAAAATAAATTACCATAACCGTCATGTCCTAAAATCATGACAGTGTCTCCATCACCAATAGAATCATGTATATCGATGACTGGGACATATAATCCGTCGGTATTCTTTTTGACTTTAACAATAATAACGTCATTAGGAATATTCACGTTATAAAAACAGTTGCTTCCATTGGAAGGTATAATACCCAAATGAACGGACCATTTACATTTGGAACCCCCAGTAAAAAGTATTTCTTTTTTATCAACAATACCATTCTTTTTTGAACTATAATTGGAAGTATAGAACACCGGTAAAAACATTTTCCATTTTGTAAGCCCGTCGCTGTTGATAAATTGATTTTTTACTTCTTCGCTAAACGGTAAAGAAAAATTGTAATCATACATCAATTGACCCCATTGTTCGTAAGTAAAACAATTTTTCAATGAGTTCGAATACGCATCTGGTAAGCATGTTTTTGATATTTCTAATTGTATTTCCTTAAAGTCGCTTGGATAATTATTATCAAAAGTCACATTATAATATATTCCTTTTAAATCATCTTTGACACGCAAAATTTCTCCGGATGACGTGCATACATTCGTGTCGCAAAATCCTCCACCATTTACAGTTTCACAAACATCTTGAATGTATTGTAAATCCCCAGGACAATTTTTATACGGACAATTCCCTGTTGGTGTATTTTGACAACCGGACCAATATTTAACATCTATATCACTCAACTTAGGGCAATTGGTATTATAAATATAACGCTTATTATTAGAATATTCCAAGGATTTGGGTTCTTTTGTTTCATCTACATTATAACTGTTGAATTCTTTTTGAATATTTCCAAATTTTAAAGTTTTAAAATATTTGTTTTTTTCTTGTTTCAATTTTAGATTACTTTCATTCGACAAATCCGGGCAATAGAAATAAGTATTACAATATCTTCTACCGGTTTCTGGGACTTTTCCATAAGAAATGTATTTCGAGTCACTATATGCACCGATTTCTGCACATGTTATAGCGGCTTCTTCGTCCGTGCAATAAGTGCTTAAAGTATTATTAATGATTCTAAAAGAATTTGGCCCACAAAATGATCCTTGATATTCTTGTGAATTACTTTTATTTAATGGTAGGGTGTTACGAGAAATAGTCTGAAATATAGTGTCTTGAAGAGATGGATTTGAATAATCCGTGTGCAATATATTTACCAATTTACAATCATCATCAACCTCGCATTTTGAAGCATCCATAGGTTTTGCCCCTTTTGGACGAATTCGTTCAAAACATTTTTTATAATCATCATTAAAATCAACAATATTTTGAGGGTCTTTCGGAGGAGTAGGAATACATACATTCAAATTATACGGTGTCTGGAAATTATTTTCTTGTTCTTGTGGAGGAGGAGCCAAGTCAGTTAATTTTACGGATTCTAAACATGGATAATAATTTATAAACCCTTTGGATGATTTTAACGAAGATGGGAAGTACTGGGGATTTGAAGTAAATTCACAAATTTTTGGTTTGCTACAATAAGATAGAGTCGATTCAGTTAAATCGTCATTATTATTGTGTATTTCGATGTCTACTTCTTTAATTTCCATATTACTTACTAATGATTTTGAAAATTCTTTAATGGATTCGGTTTTCCCAATCATTGTAAAACATTCATCTCCATCCTTACATATTAAATTCTTACCACAAGATTCTTGACACTTTTGATAATTAGGATGATCTGGGTCTTCAATACATTTTGAATTAGCATCACAGCATATATTTCCAAATTGATACGTTTTACAATGTTTTTCAATCTCACAACACAATCTATCATCCATACACTTAAAACCGGATTCTTCACCAGGACAACAACCATTTCCGCATGGGGTGTCTGACTTGAAACAACAAGTGCCTGTGCGTGTATTACAAAGTCTTCCATCTTCGCAATCTGCATCCGAAAGACATCCTTCCACACACTGCCATGAACCAGGACTTACTTGTCGTGTCCCATCAGGACATCGACACACGTCATTGATTACTTTCAGATTTCCTATACACTTACACTGACCGTCATTGTCTTTATATTGTAAAGGATTTTTACAGACATTTGACGGTAATGGTTTTGGAGGGCGGATAAACAAATACCAAATATTACTACCAAAAAGGACAATGTTTGTAAGGACAATCATGACTAATAAAATATAATTAATAATGGGTTTTTTTGAAGATGAAAACACGTTTACAAATTTTGTAAAGATGTACACAATACACAAAATCGAAAAGAAAATGAATATGATGCTTACTAATAATAGGTAAGGTTTAATATTATCAACATACTCGATATTTGTAGTTTTCTGGTCATCTGGTTCATTTGTGCCAGGGTTTATAATATATGATTTTGTAGATGCTTTTTCTAACATGATAATGTATATCGCAAATAATATAGTCGCCATCATTAAAGAGACTATGGATAATAAAAACAATATCCTAATCATTTGATTATTTATAACGATTGGATTTGACATGATTCTACAAGTTTTTTATTAATAAATATAAAAAAAACTTGTAGAATCTTATCAAATACAATGATTCTTTTAGCATGTCCTAAATATTGCTACAATATTTTTCAACAATTTATAAATGTCATTCAAAAAGAATTGGAACATTTAAATTATTCTTGTCATGTCCGTTATGTAGAGGAATTGAATCAATCAGACCATTGTCAATTATTAATTTTATTTGGAAGTCAGCATATATCTGATTTATATAGCATTAAAAAACATACAAATCACCTAATATTATGGAATTTCGAACAATTGATTTACGAGAAATGGGACAAGGTTTTAATTGAAAATTGGATTTTACATGAATCTCTGATTGATGAAATCTGGGATTATTCACAAATCAACATCAATTATATACAAACAAAATATCCTAAATTCAGTATCCCTATACAAAAATTTCAATTAGGGTATAGCAAATTTTTTATTATACCATCAACACAGTTGTCAAATGATAATCGTATTGCATTTATCGGAAATATGTCTGTTCGCCGATATACATTATTATCAAATATAAAATTACCTTATAAAGTATATAATCAACACTACTTTGATTCTTACAACCAAATTGTTTTACAGCATCATTTTTTCCTCAACATTCATTATCAAACACCTTCGATTCTGGAAGTATTTCGAATTCTACCTTTGGTGTGTAATAAAAAAATTGTATTTACAGAACGCAGTATCGACGAAGAATTAGATGAAATGTTTAAAGACCTTGTCTATTATTTCGATAAAGATGATATTTCTCGTCTTGAAAGTTCATTCGATTGGTCTATACAAGAATGTAAATATCAACAGTTTCAAAAACTATACCCATTACAAGATACCTTGTCGGAAATTATGTTAAACCATCCCGAATGGGTTCAAAATTCTTCTATTTGTATAGCGACCTTGCATTGCAATAATCGACAAACGATTTTTGAATTGATGGATACATTTTCAAAACAAACAAATATATCTTCGAGTATGGATATTCATTGGGTAATTTTATCCCAGGGTTGTACGGACGAACATAACGAAGAAATTGAAAGTATCTTTACAACATGTTTCGGTGAAAGTGTAAAATTACATCTTATCCCGTTTTTAGTAAATATGGGCTGGTCAGATGGAATGAATGAGATGTATGAGTATATAAAAAACCAAAATTTCCAACATGTTTTACATTTAGAAGACGACTGGATATGCGACAGTTCGAGTATTGGAATGAATTGGTTGGAAGATTGTTTAATTTATATGGATCATCATATTGAAATAAGCACATTATTTTTACGACAATACCGTTCTATGGAAGAAAAACATCATTATGGATGGACACGAACATTTCGATATCGATGTTTTCAACAACCAGATGAGCCTTTTGATTACCAAACAAAAATAAAAACCACTCCTAAACAATATTTTAGGAATCTTGAATTACGAGAAATACCCAAATTCATGTACACTGCTAATCCGACATTATTTCGACTACAAGACTATATTGACTGTTCTATATTTCCATTTCCGTCGTGTAGAGATGCCTCTCAAAATTCAATTTATTGGAGCACAACTACCACTGACGATGCACCAGAATGGGGTCATTCAGAAGCTCTGAGTATGGAAAAACTTCTTTCGAAAAAATGTATGAATGTGAATAAAGGAATTTTTTATCATCATTTTTGAATATAACTATAACCATCCTTATCTTTGGAAATGGTTATCGTTTGGTCCGCAATGTCAAATAAAAAGGGCTGATGTGTAATCACTAAAATGTCTGTAAAATAATGTTTCAAGAATGAGAATAAACTATCAATGTTTTGAAGTCTTTCTTCGTCCATGACAGAAATGTTTTCGTCTAAAATAAATAATAATGGTCTTGACGCTTTGAAATACTTGGAAAACACAATCTTAATTACAATATCTAAAATAAAGGACTCCATTCCTCCGTAAAAATTAAGACCTCTTTCATGATTCGTAGAAATTGTTTGAAATAATAAAGAATCATTTTCATAACGCAATTTAACTTGTCTGTCAATAAATCCAGAAATTATGGTATTTATATCTTTTTCGATGTGTGTCAGTGCGTTCCTCATATAAAATAATTGAAACCCGTCTGTGTGTGTAATTTCTTTTAATATCTTGAATTTTTCGGATTGGGCTTTCACGTATTTGTATTTTTGATATTTTTCTTCATATATTTTTTTATTTTCATAAATGCTTGATAATTCCATTTTTATACGAGTTACTTCTTCGAAACATCGATTTGCCTTTTGTTTTATGCCTTGGGTCATATCACATAAATACTTTTTTTCGATTTCATTATATTTGATATCTTTTAATTGTGATTTTAATGTATCAAGTTTTTTATAATTGTCATTTTGGCGTTGAATTTCTAATTCTGTAATCTGTGTATGTAATATATCGATTTGTTTTTTAATATAGGGTTTTTGGATTATACTTTCCATATACAATATTCTTTGTTTCATATACTTGAAATATTCGTATTCCAATGTTTCAAATTGATTTTTTATTTTTGTAATGGGGTTTTCGAAACACCATGCTTTATAAATTTCAGACAAAGTATTATTTTTTAAAAAGAATAGGTTTTTTATATATTTAAATTCATGACATTGTCGAATGACATTTTCAATTATTTTTGTTTGTTTTTGGAATAAATTTTGGACGTCTTTATTTAAATCTTTAATCTGGGTTTCGATGTTTATTTTTTGTTTTCGAAAAGGGTTTGTCATGCAACATTCACATTCTTGATTATATTTTGAAGTCTTATGGAGAGAATATTGGGATTCTAAAAATACTACATTTTTCTTGATTTCTTGTATAGATGTTTCATATATCTTGTACTCATCCATCCAATCCGATATAGTTGTCGTCAAAATTACATATTCATCTTGATATTCTTTCAATATGATATCGTCTATTGAAAAGGGTAAATCGAATACGATATTCTGGTCTATATACCGGTTTTTATATTTTACCGATAATTTTTGAAATAAAAAGAAATTAAATTGTTCTTGAAATAAGTGTTTCGTTTTTGTAATAGTGGTGATATTTTTTGAAATCTGTTCGAATTTTTTTTTATATCCGTCATTCTGTATGGAAAGTCTTACAATCTTTTTTTGAATATCGTAGGGATTTTCATGTTTTTGGATATTGGAATGTAATTTTATTTTACATTGTTTTTCTAATTCGTAAATTTCTTTCATTAAATATTTATACAATGCTTCTTGTTTTAAAAAGCACTCGAATTTTTGGTTTAATATATCTAGTTCTTTTAAGAATTGTTGATATTCATCTTCTCTGTCTGCTAAATCTTTTTCTTTATTTTTTATATTTTCATCTGAAAATTTTTGAGTAGAATATGTTTGAAGACTCGTCTCTAAATTCATTGCGTCTTGATGATGTTGCTGATATTGTTCGTTAAATATCTTGTATAATTTTTCAAAATTGTCCAGACCAAATAATCGATACAAGTCTTCTTTTTGTTCTTTTGGGGTCTTGTCTTTGAAATTCTTGGTTGATTTTTGAAGACAAATGTATTGGTCGATAAAAGTTTCATAACCTCCAAATATCGAAATAACAAGTTTTTCAGTTGTCTGTCGAACGGATTGTGTAATATTTTCATTATTTTTTTTCAAAGTCATTCGAATCGGTTTATTACGAGAAATCGTTTTTGTAATTTCATACATATCTGAACCAAATTGAAATGATAGACTTACACTGGCCGTCTCTTGGTTTTCATGAATGACCTCTTTGGGAATTTTATTACCAGAAGGGTATCGAGTTATTCGATTGAATAAAACAAAAGTCAATATATCGATGATGGATGATTTCCCCACAGAATTTTTCCCAGTAATGACTCGTATAGTAGGTTGGTGAAAACTGCCTTTAAATTCGATACAATTGTCTTTACCATATCCAAACAAATGAGAAAATGTTAATTGTTTAAATTGAATATCAATGTTTAATGATTTAGAAGACATATTTAACATATGTGTCGAAATTTTATCTATATAAAATTGTTGGTCTGTTATGGCAGGATACTTGAACAAAATATATTTTTTAATTTCATCTGTCATTGATTCATTTTTAAACGAATCGATTTTATGAGTCTTTTTCAAGACATTCGACGATGATATTCTTTTTATCGTAATCTCTCTACCTAAATATTGTTGGAATAATAATCGAATCTCCGGGTCGGTGATATTTGGATTTTCATATACAAATATAGTAATGGTTTGTGTTTCTCTTATGATACATTTGTCTCTCATCTTTTCAAGTAAAACAGATAATGTCTTGAATTTATGAAACATGTATTCCACAACCCCATTTTTATACACATCCACTCTAACTATTTGGAATGGATTCGAGATTTTGATAAATTTTCCCATTTTTCGGTCTAAAATATCCCATAAAATAAAACCATGTTTGTATTTGGCTTCTCCTATATTTTGTGAAATCAAAGACCCTGCATATGCTGTATTTCCAGATAAAAATTGATGTCGATGAATGTCACCCAATAGGTTAAAATCAGAACCTTGAAAATGTTTTAATTTAATAGAACTTGATAATCGATGTCCGTTATCCATTTGACACGAATCTACCGCTCCATGATATAAATGAATCAATACATCGTCTTGATTTTGTTTTTTTAAAGATGTCGAATAAATCCAATTTTTATCATACACAGAATTTACAATAAAGACCAAATTATTATAACGATAAATTCCGGATTCCTTTAAATAATACACATTTTTCATATTTCTTTCGTGTAATATTGTAGATATAGTATCCAATGACGGGGAATGAGCCATCGCATCATGATTTCCCATAATCATAAATACAGGTGAAATGTCCGACAATTGTTTTAAAAAATCTACAGCCATTCTTTCAGACGCCGAACTTAGACGGTCTTTTACATGAAAAAAATCTCCGGTTATCACTGAAACAAAATTATATTCGTGTTTTTTATAATCCACCAACCATCGGATAGTATTTTTAAAAACTGTTTGATATTGAATTTCAAACGAAGAATCCAATCGAATATGAATATCCGACAAATGAATAATATATGTAATAACATTATCTTTCGAATATTCAAAAATATTTTGAATCATTTTTATTTCAAACAAGGAAAATTGAATGTCTCATGTTATTTCCTTGAATGAAATCAAAATTTAATTAAAAACGTCCATCCGGACGCATTTTCCACGACGCCCAGTGAAAAGGATTCTTTTCACTTTCCGGTCTATCCTTTGTATAATAATAAAACGCTAAACTATATCTTGAAATACTTGGAGGAGTATTTAAAGGGTCTGGATGACCGTGATAAGCATCGTCAGTAATACGAAAAATAACGACACGATTAAGTATCGGTATAATGGATTCAACACATTTTGTCATTTGACTGTCCCATAATTCTAAACAACCATTCCATTCTTTTTCCCAAATCGGATTTAAAAAAAACAATAAATTTAATCGTCTGTGAAGACCTGTCGTAGGATGAATGTTAAAATCAGCATGAACTGATAAATGACCACCGTTTTCTGTTTTATGAACCCCACCACCCATTAATGAAGTATCTGGAATAAGATTTGGAATTCCGGTAAGCTTTTCGAGATATTGTACCATAATATCAGACAAAAAAAAATCCACAACTTGTTTTGTCAATGGTGGCATTTTATGTACATCTGACAATCCTCTTTTCTTAATTTGAACTTGAGCATGTTCGTTAAAATCATAAACATCATTCGGTATATCTTGGATTTCAGATACAACGGTATTTAAAAAGTCAGATTGTTCTAAAAAATTATCCAATACAATATGCGGAAATGGTGTATTTTCTTTATATATTTTATGGTCACGACCAACCGTTTCCATATATTTTGTGGTAATCATATATCTTTATCAATCATTTATCTGTTTTTCTTAAATGATTTTTGTGTAATGCGATTATCTGCAACTTGAAAAATGACTTTTGAAATTCTAAAAATGATTACAACCGATAAAAACAATACAAGAAATATCAGGATAGATTTTAAAATTTTTTCAATTCCTTTTTCAGCGCTCTTAAAAAGTTCAGGCCATCCAGATATAATACTTGCTAAAAGACTTCCCCAATCCCAAATTTCATATGCATAATAAACAGAACGGTCTTTTTTACAGACTAATGGTTCAGCATTAGCATATGTACCATTTGCCAATGTGCATATAGGATTGTATTTATATTTATTATCATATAGACACAATCCTTCTTTTTCTGTAAGTTCGCATATTTCTCTAATTTTTTCTTGTTTAGTATCTTCAATTGTTAAATTATCAGCATCCGGACAATTTGCTTCTTTTATTAAACATTTACAATATATACCATGATTCTTATCATCATAATTCCAGTTATCAACCTTTTCTAATTTTCTTTTTTTTGTTTTATCGTAATATTGATAACAACCTGTTAAACCAATACCGGCTATTTTTAACCCAATAAGTCCTGCAAATACTATGGTTAAAAATCCGGCTAAGCCTAATAACACTTTCGCAAATTTTTTTAAAATATCCATCCACCCTCCCTCCGTTGGAGGAGATTTTTCCACCATATTTTTTAGAGCAGTTTTCGCAAGTTGGTCTGTTGTTGAAACAGCTTGTCTATCATTTTCACTAAGAGTGGTATCTGTATCGATTTGTGTTTCGATTTCAGTAGATTGACGATTGAGTTCTTCAAGAAGAGTAGTTTTATTTTCCGGACTGATTTCTTTTCCTTCTACGATGTCAGACAAAATCTCACGAGTCTCAGGAGTTACTTTAATAGAGTCTAAAACTCCTTTTATGACCTCAGATAATTTAGTTGTGGGTTCGATTCCTAAATAGGACATCATCTCATTTACTAATTCTTCAATTACGATTTCTCCCTGATTTTCAATTGCTTCAAAATATTTTTCCGTCGCATCGTCGAATTCTGTATCAAAAATATCTTCAAATGTTTCCAAGGCATCAGCAAAACCAGTTGATTCCTCCATCGCTCGTTCAATATCACTTGGTTCAATTTCTATTTCCATATTTTTATAAGAATAAAGAAATTAAAAAATATGTTATTTTATCTCATTGCATTCATCCAGTAATATACCGTAAGTAATAAAATAATGATTCCAATTGTCAAATATAAAAGACCAAAAGTCTGGAAAGAAGTGTTTCCATAAATTACTTTTGATGGGTCTTTTGGGTCATATTGAATATATACATTGTCGCCTCTGTATATTTTTGGACCAATGACGTTATTGACTTGAACTCCATAAAATTGAGGTGTTCCATCATCCGACACGACTTTATATTTAACCAAAAAGGAACAATCATACAAAGAAGATGTTCCAGAAATAGGAACACATGTTAGATTACCAAAATACGCAACAGTCCCAGTTGTCAGAACCCAATGACTATTTACATAAATAAAAATAAATCCATAGGTCAAAAAAAAGACTGAGAATGATAGTAATGAAATGAGCACAAACATTTGAAACAAGTCATACGACTTTTTTTTTTGAATTGCGGTAGGCATGTTTTATTTAGAGATGAAAAAAAAATTTTGTAGAATATAAAATGGATTTACAACAAGAAGTACATAAAAAATCAAGTTTATCGTCAAAGACATTGAAACAAGTCTGTGTATTTGTAGATAAAATCGACGGTATTGAAGTCCTGATAGGACTTTCTACACTAATATTTTTTGCGTATTCAGTAGGATTACTAATAACTATTGAAAAGACTTTAAAAACTCATGAAGCTTTATCTGATGATGAATTTAAAACAAAACTTCATATCAGTAGAATCGAACTTCATCAATTACAGAATTTATTTTTAGTATCTGTCATTTCATTGACAAGTGTGATTTCAATTTGGGTCTGGAATTATCTCATCTCTACACAACTGAAAATGAAATTAGTTGGGAGTCGATTATTTGGAATGATGATTATATTATTCTTTTTTATTGTATCTGTTATTACCTTCTTTACAATAACTAAAAAGTCATTTTCAAATGAACCTATACGCATTTTAAATGTTGGAACATTATTTTTTACAACCTTAATATTATTCTTGTACGGCATCGCGTTCTTATACAATAAATGGATGAAAGATTAAACATAAATAATTTTTTTATTGATTAATAAAAAAATCATGTATTCATTCTCGAAAACAGTCGCTTTCATTGTAGCAAATTTAGTGTTTATGTATATTTTGCTAATGGTGACGAAATTTAAAATGAATATTCAATATATTCATCTCTCTATTTGGGTTGGAGTAATTGTATATACAATTATCATCTCTTATTTTTTATCTAAAAAAACAGAATCATTCTTTTTTGAAGTCTCACCAAAACGAAAGGCGTGTTTGGAAAGACAAGTGTCTCTTACCCCAGATTCAACAGATTGTATAGGATGTTGTGGAAAAGGAACAAAAGGAGGGATTCCATCAAGATACAATGAATATGGTCTATTGTTAGGAAATGACCCTGATATTGTCGAACAAGAAAATATTCTAAATGATAATTGGATTCGAAACGACTTATTTAATACTTGTGAATGATTCATTTTGAATTTCTTTCAAATTTTTTTCATGCCGTTTAAGAAACGCATACAACATTGTTTTTGTATGCGGTGTTAGTTTATCAAAATCAATTCGTATTCCATGTTTCATTTGTTTAAAAGAGTATTCGGAGCAAGACTTTCCTTGTATGAATTCATCTTTCCGAATAATTCCATAAAACACTTCTCGTCCATTTATATCTAATGTTTTGACTTGGTCTTGAATAAATTTTTCATTTTCCTCATTCATGATAATAGTATTTCCATTGGAATGAATCTCATTATAGAGACTTTCGTAGATTGGAAATTGAGACATTTTACAAAATATGTGTATATTAAATTTTGTAAATCAATAAATTAAATTTAAACAATCCATTACTTTTGTTTAAAAGAACTAATGAAAACAATCATCGAATTAAGTCGTGAGCATATTGAAAAAGTTGAATTTGAAAAAACTTTTGCGACCCATTTTTTTAATAAAATTTATCCAAGTGAAATTACAGAATTTTTTGGGTATATTGGTAAAGAACATCACCGATTATTAGCATATCTCTCAACATGTTTTAATGACAGCATCATCATAGATGTTCTTACAGAACACGGTCAAGACGCTCTTGCTTTAAGTTATAATCCGTCGAATACCGTTATGACATTTAGTCATAAAAATAAAATGACAGAATCTCAACGGGCATCTAAATTTCAATCTCGTAAAATAGAATTACACGAAGAAAATTTATGGAATGCAAAAGTTCGAAAGCAATGGAAAGACCATATACTATCTTCTTCTCTTATCTTTGTAGATGTCGACCCTCATGACGGTTATTTAGAATATGAATTATATGCTTGGTTGAAACGCAATAAATATACTGGTATGATTGTATTTGACGACATAACCCATTTTGATGGAATGAGAAATAATCTATGGAGTAAAATCGAAGAAGATGAAAAATATGACATCTCTTCTTTGGGACATTTTTCTGGAACAGGTTTAGTAATATTTCCAGAATACAGTAGATTCGAAATACGTTTAATTAATTAATTGAACGATTTGAAAAAATTCATCAATCGAGTCAATGTTCTTTACATCATACAACATATCATATTCCTTTACTTTTAATTGTAAATCGTTTCGTGTAAAAGGATATTTTTTAATGAGGTCAATTTCTTCTTTACAATATTCTTGCCAGACTTCAATCGAATTGGTAATTGCATCTCTTTCCATAGCCGTTCCGGATAACATCCAATTGTAAAACATGTTAAGAATCCAATGCGATGGTCTTTGTAAAAAATGAAAAATAGAAATTTGGTCTGGGTCTTGTTCTTTTGAAAAATGAGAAATAATATGCACCAAAACATCTTCCTTTTCTACACATTCTTTTTCATAATATTGAATTGCTTCGTTAAGACATTCATACAAGTCCATTTTGATGACCCAAGTATTTTCTGTTAGAGTATTTATTTTCCGGAAAAGATAAAGACAGTCTGTTTCTTTAAGGTCTTGCATTGAAAAATGATGAATACTGTAATCATGTTGAAGCAATCCGTCTTCATGATTCAACTTGAACGAAATAGGTAGATTTGAACCATATGAATAAAAGAGATGGTTTGAACTCATGACTGTAAATTATGATTATTTTTATAATCATAATTCATTAAATCAAAATTTAATTTTAGAAAAAAATTGATTCTGTATAGTGATTGTGAAGAGTCAATTTTAATTTACAAATATGAATCGATACGGTAATTCAAGATTGTGTTCATGGTATTATTGTAAAAATTTAGACAGTATTTCTACTCCATATTATCATGAACTTTTATATAAAATTTATCAACATCCAAAATTTCATAAATTACGAATCTTAAATCGATTTGATGTTTTACAATGGTTGCACAAAGATGTTTCATTCTTAGAGTTGGGAATCAACAGTTGTTGAAATTAAAAATCTTTTCTTTATTATTGATTTTTAATTTCATTTAAACATATCAGTTTATATAATAAACTTGAAAGATTATGGATGATGACGAAGAACTCATACGACCCAAAGATGTCCTCAAATACCTCAATATCACCCACTGCACCCTATACAGATGGACAAATACAGGAAAAATTAATTCCGTCAAAACCATCGGAGGAAAAAACCGTTATTATAAACACGAGATCCTTGCCTTTAGAAACAAGAATACTGGAGAACCAATCCCAGACGAAAGAAAAAAAATATGCTACTGTCGTGTCTCGACGTCGTCTCAAAAAGACGACCTTATGCGACAAATTGAACTCTTTAGAAGTCAGTTCCCAAATCACACTATCATCACAGACATTGGATCAGGTCTTAACTTCAAAAGAAAAGGTTTTCAATCCATTCTGGACGACGCAATCAAAGGAAATATCTTCGAAATTGTGGTTACCCACAAAGACAGGTTGTGTCGTTTCGGTTTTGAAGTCTTCGAAAGACTCCTCTCCGCTCATAAAGGGTCAATCGTGGTTCTCGATCAAAGAACAACTTCCCCCCAAGAAGAACTCGTTAATGACCTCCTCTCAGTCATCACAGTTTTCTCTGCCCGTTTGTACGGTCTCAGGTCCCATTCCATTAAGAAAAAACTCAAAGAAACCATCCTCGCCGAACAAACCTGTCCGGACACTGAAAGGACGTCTCCTCCCAACAGACACGGAGAAGGAACAATTGAAGACAATGATGGAACAATCTCGGTGGTACTATAATGCTCTTGTCTCGTGTGTAAAGGCATTGTATTCCAACAACAAAATCCTTGAAAGAAATCGTTTTTCTGATTATCAAATAAGAGATATTCTATCCGACTTTATTTACAAAGAAGAAATCCAAGGAGAAAACATCATTCAATCTTTTATTCAAAAACAAGCACCGTCCACTACTCAATTTTGTCCTCCTTGGTGGTCGAATATACACACTCGATTACCTCGTGGAGTTGCAAAAAAGATGACTCAAAACCTAAATAGTATCATTACCAATTTTAAGAATGGTAATATCAAAAAATTCAATCTTCAATACAAATCAAGAAAACATTCCAATACAGAATTTGTCATGTTCGAAGACTCCAATTTTCCTGCTTTTCTTCGTGAAATTAAAAGTCAATATTGGTACACAAACAAAAATGGAAAAAAACAAAGAAGTTCATTGTCCGAACTCATTAAACAAACCAAACCAAGAGGAATCGAGATTACCTATGACAAACGAACAGACAAATATTTTTTTTCTTATCCGGTTGATTATGATTTTTTTCCATCCGAAGACAGACGCAACGAGAACCAAGAAACGTCTGAACCAGGAGAAAAAATAATTATAATTGATCCGGGTGTAAGAAAATTTGGAGTTGGATACGACCCAAATGGAAAAATTGTAGTATTTGGAGAAGGGGCAAACAAAGAATTAGTACGTCTTTTACTTATTTTAGATAAAGAAAAAGATTATTCCAAACAAAAATTATATTGGAAAAAAATCCATGATTTAACAGAAGAATTGCACTGGAAAATCATTTCTTATCTAATAAAAAATTATGATTTGATTATGATGTCTGAATTTCGAATTTCGAGTATGGTAAAAGGACATAAACTATCAAGACAAACCAAGAGATTACTTTACATGTTCCGACATTACTCGTTCATCCAAAAACTAAAATATAAAGTGCAAGTACACAACAAAAAACTCTATCTTGTAGATGAAATTTATACGTCGAAAACATGCACGAACTGTGGAAATCTGAAAATGGGTCTTGGTTCATCTGAAAAATATAATTGTGAATCGTGTGGGATTTCTATAGACCGAGATGTGAATGGAAGTCGTAACATCTACATCAAAAACATAAAGGCACGATAGCCTGGCATGTTCCTGATTGATATTATTGTAATCAATAGTCTCAATGAATATGTCTAAAAAATCGGTAATAAGAAAAACAATAAAGTCAAAGAAGATGCATGGGGTTTTTCAATAATGTCGGGATTCAAAAATCTTCATATTGAAAAACAATGGACGACGAAATTTGGAGAATATCTTGCCGAAGATATTTATGTATTATTAAACAAAAATTATAATCCAAGACCTAAAAAATATAAAAATTTTCAAATTGATGGTGAGACAAATTCAGAAATTTTAGAAGTAAAAATTGGAACTTATTTTACTCCAGGCACGGCGTTTGAAAAGATATTAGGAACACCATATAAATATTGTGAGCTTCCAAATCACTTTCAAAAACCCTTAAAAATTATTTGTATAGGTCAAATCGAACAATACGGTCATTCTCAACAACTCTTTCAAGATTGTTATATTGATAATCATCGCAAACCGTTTCATGATTTATACAAGAAATTAAATATCGAGTATGTTCGATTTACAGAGTTATTACACAAATTTTATATTCGAAATTAGAATCTCGTTTGGTTGTAACGCCTTTGAATGTTTTTTCATAGATGCGTCTCTCATACTTCTGTGAATACAAAAACTCTTCATTTCAAAATGTTTATACATGTCTATAATTTCTTGACATGGCGCATTGCTGACAATAAAAGATATATTATTTGAATATAATTTATAAACATACTCTTTCAATTTATTTTGGTCGTGTAGATTAAATCCGCTTGAATGATAAGAAGTAAAACTATTTGATTTTGTCTTTATATACGGTGGGTCAATATAAAGAATATCTTTGTCTGTAAAAGTAATAGGTAATGTTTCATAAGACATGCTAAAAAATTCAATGTCATGTACATTAAAATAAGAATTACATTCTAAAATATTTTTTTCGTCATAAATACTTGTTTTTGAATGACGATATGGAACATTAAATTCTCCTTTTGAATTTTCTCTGTATAATCCATTATACCCCCTCTTATTAAGATAAATAAATTGAGCTGCATGTTGTATAGATAAATTTAACACATTTTTTTTATCTATATTGAACTGTTTGCGTATTTCATTATATTTTTCAACATTATTATACTCGTCAGAATTATATGTTTTCAAATATTCCATGAGTTCGCGTGGATATTTTTGAATGGTCTTATATGTATGAATCAAAGACGTGTTGATGTCGTTCAAGACAAATTTAATGTTAAAGTTATTCTTCATCAATTCTAACGGCACAGATAAACCGCCACAAAATAAATCAATATAACGAAATTCACTGAAATGTTTTTTAAAAATAATGTTTAGGATTTCTTTTGTTAAAAATTTTTTACCTCCGGCCCATTTTATAATAGACGTCATGATTTCTTTTCAATTTGATTTTAAACTTTATATATTAAAATCAAATTTTAATCTTAGAAAAATACACGAGATTATAAAAAATTTACCTAATAGGAACACCAAGAAATATTTACAAACAGATCTGCAACCGTTTGATTATCTATTATAAAATCTGTTGTATTTTTTTGAATCAAATCTTTTAACGACAAAACAAACGGTTGAATAACCATTTGAAAAATACTTTTAAAATCCATTATATTTTCTTTTCAATTTAAACTTTATACATTAAAATTTGATTTTAATGTATAAAAATCCCCTCTGTGTGATTCGAACACACGACCCTGACGGATCTGTATACCTCTACAACGTCACGCTCTTCCAACTGAGCTAAAAGGGGTGAATAATTTAATTTAATTAGAAAATTATATTTATATAATATATTATGGAAAAAGGTCTGTCTATCATCGACCATCTCAATCTCTTGTCAAAAAATCAAAAACATCGTCTTAAAACGATTATTAAACCTCATTTATCTGAAAAAATTTTTACTTCGATTGACTCTAAGCTGAAATTTAATAAATATATGAATCATGAAATTTTACCCTCCATTCATTATCAAGAAGAATGTGGAAACAAATACAATCATTTTGAATTGTATCTTGATAATACAAACAAAAATTACGTGATTGAATTTTTATTTCAAGACAAAGAAAATTCCAGACAAAAAATGAAACAACTTGTAAGAGAAAAACAAATTTGTCGTAAATCTTCTGGAACCGATAATAAAACAGATATTTGGAAATCGTATATACAGTTGAAAAATATTTCTCAACGAACTGATATTCCTTCCCCAGAAGACATTTCAAAAAACTCTTCGACTTACGAAGAATTAATTAAAAATATACCACATTCTCCTCTTAAAACTTATATTGAGAAATGTCTTCTGGATGTATCAAAATAAAATAGTCGCTTCTTAGTGGGATTGAACCACTGACCTTTCGGTAATACAGTACAGATATTCTGTTTAACAGCCGAAAGCTCTACCTACTGAGCTAAAGAAGCCAAATAGTATTTTATAAAGATCGGAATACCATTATTTTTATGTATATAAAATGTTGTTCTTAAATTAAATTAAACCAATGACGACAAAAGACGACATTTATAATGTCATTACAGAAAATTCATTTATACGAAAAAACCTGCTTAACTTTCAACAAGTTTTTAATGACGGATACAATGACGACCTACAATTAACAGTTGAAGATTTCAATAAAATAGTTGAATCTACCGGTCAAACAATTATTCCTGAATTCATTATTCAACTCCTTTCAAAAACAAATCCCGATGTAGCTGTAAATCGAAATTTAGTATTGGATGTATTTGATGGAATAATGAAAAATTTAAATGTGACTGACCCCAATATATTAAATACTATATTGAATAATGAAAGTCCCAACCAAGACCAATTAAATAAAAACTTTACCGAAAACAACCAACAACTTGATAAAAATATTGAAAGTTTAAATGACGAATCTCAAAAGATTATATTTCAAATCATTTATAATTTTTTACAATTACTTTTTTTCCAAATTCGAAATACAGACGCATATGGTTGGAATGCATGTTTAAAAAAAATCGTAGAATGGATTTTTACAAACATGTCATCTTACATTACCGTTGGTACAGAATTTTATATATTAAAGTTATGTTGCGTTGGGATGACAGGTTGTTTTCAATACCATAATAAGAATATTTTAAAAATATGTAATGGTATATATAAAACAACCGAAACACAAGAATATTGTAGATGTCTTGATAAAAATTCTGATTGTGAGAATGGTAATAAATTAACGAATCCGTATGAAACCGATAGTAATATTCGAATTTTGTGTAAAGATGCTTTACAAACTGGAACGGAAAATTGTATTTCAACAAATTTAAAATATCAATACAACCCTCTTTGTAAAATTGCGAATGGTGAATGTAAAAATGGTCCAATATTAATTTGCGACCCGTTATATACATATTACAGTTTTCAATCTTGGAATTATTACGGACTTTTATCAAACATTCTGTCGAATTGGAATGATTTATTTATGCCTAAAAAAGGTACATCCAAGTATTTGATTTTATTTTTAGTATCCATCGGTATTGTCGCCTTTATGACAATTGTATATTTTTCCATTAAACAAACCTTTAAAAAACTTGACATTTTTGATGAGATATTGAAAAAGCCACATAAAAAAAAATCTATTCGAGTTCCAATAAAGATGAAAAATAATAACTATACTTATATCCAATATTCAAAGCAATAAAATTAAGAAAAAAATAATAACCATACATATTAAATAGACTCCATATATCTCAATTTGAAGCAACTGGTCTTCTTCGGACAAAATCGTGTACATCATATTTATGTTGCCATTGACTGCGCTTATTGATGTCTTTATAGCTGTTAAAAAAATTTGGTCTAATTGACTTTGTTCACGTGCAAACGCAAGTGAATAGTATTGAGTCGTCTGTTGTAAGATAGAATTTGCTTTTCGTAGCAAGTCTGACGAATTTCTCCCTTTATTTGGTAAAGCTTTGATACCACTTAATCCAAACATTCCCATTATCCCTGTCAAAAATCCTTCTAATCCAGTTTCCGTTTTACCTTCTTGGGAACATAAATATTTTACCATATCTTCACCCTCTTTAATTAAAGAATCAATCTCGTTGTTATTGTCATCACTATATATAAACTGGGTTTTCATAAATTTTATTTATTATAGATTAAATAAAATTAAAATGGCATTAGCTGCATCATTACAGATTTTAAACTATATGATGTTGGCAGGTATCGGGGTGGGTGCTGGAGTCGCCGGATATAATAACTCTCAAAATTCATGTGAAGCTGTTAAAAACGCAGTAGAAATCTTAAAAAAAGCAAAGGACGCACAAACGAATTGGAATAATGCTCTTAGTGATACAGAAACCATAAACAAAATGACTATTAGTCAAATTACTCAGAATTATTTAGATATAGAAAAGTATCAAAATAAGATTGCAGAAGCTCAACAAAATTCTAAAAAAAATAAACGAATTATTGTCGCATTAGGCTTTAGTGTCATTTTCATTTTGTTCTTTTATTTACTCTACCGTTATTTTAACACACGAATACAATTCATAAAATCATCTACCAAGACATATCGGAAATAATTTATTTGATATACTGTTTAAAGTATTGAAAAACTTCATTCGCCACATCATTTTCATACCTTCTTTTTTCTACTTGAAAATCTTTTTCTGATACTTGTGTAGATTTTTCTACAAAAATTTTCAATTTCTTATCAGTTGAATTATGATTTAATAAAGCATCTATTTCGGTTCGAAATTCATTTGGAATAGACCATCCCGGACTATCTCCATCTAATTTTTTAAAAAATCTTATATTATATTTTTTTTTATTTTCGTTCATTATTTTCTCATACACATCTACATATTTGATATGAAAACGGTTCTTCATGACTTTTTCAATTTGTAATTTGTAAGATAAGACTTCTTGTTCTTAGAATAAAATGCCATCTGTGCTTTATCAGAATCAATAATATTCAAAAGATAAGTCTTTTTATCATCGTCTTCATGATAAAACAAACATTTTTGATTTTTACATCTTTTATTGAATCTACACAAATTAGGCGTCCATTCTTCAAGTGTATGAGAACGAGAACATTGAATTTTATTTTTACAATTTTTCCCATAGATACACAATCTACTCTTTTCTGTAAATTGAGTTCGGGTAGAAGTTGTTGAAACTGAATTATCTGACAGTATCTCTTTTTTTTTTACAGTCGTAATTTCCTCGACATGCTCTTGTTCTTGCATAATATCAGACAACGACGTTGTATTCTCGTCTGTCTTATTCCATGCGAATGGTTTATATGCTGTCTCTTTATCTTCCACAACCGTTTCTACTTCTTGTAGAACATTTTGAGGAACAATTACATCTCTTTCGTTTAGACTTTTTAAAATATATTCGTAATCCTGTTTTGTTGTTGAATAATAATTTTCTTCTTCCATTACAATTTCTTCTCCATTGTCTTCATCGTAGTCATCTTCCTGAATGATACTGTTGTCATCAGATATATTTTCAAACTCTATTGTCATTTTTTCCGTGAATTCGTCCCATTCCGTGTGATAATACGGAAAATTCTTGGTGGGGTCTGGGTATTGGAAAGAAAACATCTGTAGCAGAAAACAACAATTTGCAATAAGTATTTTTGTAATTATAGGTTCATTTTGTCTTTTAAATACATATATAATAAATCAATTTTATTTTTATGAACGATATAATAAAAATAAAATGGCATATTTAATAGGAGCGTATCAATATTTTGACGACCAGTTTATAAAAGATGCTCGTAATTTTCAAACACCAAATTCATTTACACCTTCTACACCATTACTTTCATATTTACACACATACCATCCAAAATGGTTATGGATAATGAAAAATGCAAGAAGACAAAATTATTTTACGGATGATACAAATCAAGCATACACATTATTTCTCCCAGACGAAGGTAATTTTACAGACCTCGACCTTATAAATTTTGACAAAGACTATTGTCTAAGACTATTTAATAAATTCACTGTAAAAGGATATTTAACAAAATCCGTATTACAAACATCACCCAATCAACAAATATCGTCATTAAAACCAGGAGAATCTTTATATATCCAGAATTCAAAGTATGTAAATAATGAATTTGTAATTACCAAGTACGATATTTTATTCGACAATATATGTATCCATATTATAAATCATCTTTAATCTTCTTCTTTTCCATATAATCTTTTAAACATTCATAACCAGACGAAAACGAATCAAATTTAGACGACCTTGATACATTCCAACTAAATACGGGTAATGATACACGGATGCCTATAATATCAATGTTTTTATCATGACATTTATCAATCTCAGACTCTTGAAGATGGTAAATTGGAATTTGAAAAATATCAAATAAATAACTCATAATATTGAATGGAGCATTCTTATCTTTTGACTGATTTTTTTCTTCACATTGTTCAATATAAAAAGCAACCGCTTTTTGAGACAATGATACTTGGGATAAAGGAAAGTTATTGTAAATTCCTCCATCTACATACACCGAATCTTCATATTGAAAAGGGAAAAAAAGAAACGGTAAATTGCTTGACATTCTTAATAATGTCAAACACGGCATATTAGGATGAGAGTTATAATGAATATATTCTACTTGTTTTTTTGTCATATTATACGTGCAACCTATCAACTCTTTATCGTATTCTTCAAACAATTGTTTTAATGTCAGCAAATGACCAATTTTTTTTATTGTTAATTGCTCTAAAATATCTTGGAAAATACAAAAATTTAAAATCCCACCATTTGTCGTTAAATAAGTCGCGTCCATGGAATGAATTAATTTCTCCAAAGTCTTTTCTGTATGTAATACAATCATAATTTCGATAGGTGTGTACCCTATACACAATAAATAACTTATAATTGTTCCAATTGAAGTCCCTATAAATGTCTTAATATTCCCTAAATATCCCAAGTCCGCCATACATTGTAATGCTCCCAAGAAACCTATCCCTTTTAGACCTCCGCCACTTAAAACAATAGTGTCGTACATTTTTAATTTTATAAGATTCTATTGTTTTACATATATTAATTTACATTCTCTTTTCCGACAAAGATTTAAATAAAAACATGATAATGATGAGTAAAATAATAATAATTCCTATATACAAGTAAGAATATGATTTATAATAGTTGCTACAAATAGGACATGTCATTATATGCTCATTCACTTCTAAACATGATATTGGTTGGTCGGAAGACATATTTGAAGATTTTTCATTAAAATGTTCTATGGTTGTCGGTGTTTTATATGACAATGTATTATTTTGATATAAAGACGGGTTCAACATAGAAACCATCGGTCGTTGAGTAGAAGTAGGAGGCGTCGTCAATTCACGTTGATTATAAGGATTTATATATTGGGGTGTAGTCATATGATTTGAATCGACATATCTTTCATGAGGGTTATAATATAAAGGTTCGGCCGTCTGTCGATGGGCGTATTGGTCTGAAAATAAAGGAGGATTTCTTGGAGTTCTTATATCATGACGGATTGGAAGTTTCGATTCGGTGTTTGAATCTTGAAATATATCTTCTTCATCTTCTCGATTAAATTCACTAAATTTCATGTATGAACTCATAATGTATGTATTTAATTATAATAAATAATATAATTTATTCAGATTTTAACAGAATAGTGTCGTCGTTTTCAGTATGAAGTATATATGAATTTTTTTCTTGACACATCCCTGATGGTATGTTTTCAAAATAAGATGTATCTACGGAAGTCATTACCGTCTTTTTACAACAGTATCTCTTCAATCCAATAATATTATATATATCAATCAATTTAACATTACTTTCTATCAACTTATCAATCACTTCCCATTTATTACCCAAGATTTTATTACAACTATAGCACCTAATACATCTCATATTTGTATATTTATTTGTTTAAAATATACAATTGATTTTTAAAGCAATTTTTTACACAAAATAAAATTGATTTTTTAATCAAGCATGTCTAAAAATATATCAATTTACAGTCAAGATACAAGAACATTGATTTGATTATCAATATTGAGTATGTCTTCCAATAATGAGCCTGTCCGTGAAATGACTCGTGAAATTATGGAAATTCTATTTGATAAAAAAGAAAGTCTTGGTGACAATAATTATGTAAGATGCTCTGACCTCCTTCAAAATATTCATAATCACTCTTTTATGGATAGAAAAAGTATGACTATGATTTCTACTTTGTGCGAACAAGAAATCCGTCTTCGAGAACAACTTATGGACGAAAAGCAAAAATTTATTGATGTAATTAATGATTTATTGAAAATGGTTGGTCATTCCGCCAGAAATGGGACAATGAAAATCCAATCGGCTGATCTGATGGAGTTAATCCGAGAGCATACCGACGAGAGTGATGAAGATTATGAATCAGTTGTAGTTGGTGATGATACAGAACAAATCGATTGATTTATAAAATCATCTACGATAGTTTTGGATTGGACGAATACATCTTCGTCATCTTGGTCTTCGTTGTAGATGTAATAAGGAAAAGAAACATTCAATAATGAAGTCTCTGAAATATGTTCGTCTTTGATTTTATTTGATTCTCTCAAACATCTTTTTGAATTTCTTTTTTCACTAATGACTCGAATGATTAACGCGTTCGGAAAATTTTGTATAAATTCTAATTCATTTTCAAAACGAATATCTTGTATTACAAATAATGGAACATACAAATCCGTCATACCACTACATTCTAATGAATATATATGATTCTTCATCCAAAAATCTACCTGTCGAATCCATATATCTTTTCCATAACCTCCACGACCTATATCTGTTCCATATTCCTGTAATTGTTTCCGTAATAGTTCCGTCTTTTCATTTATCATTAATTTTTCAAAATCCAATTCAGTTTTTCTACCATATAATTCCGCTTTGACACATGTCCCAAAACTAATAAAATAAGGGGATATTATTTTTGATGGAAATAATTCATTATATTTTTTAATAAAATATGGAACAATATATTTTTCACTTATATAATTCTTACCAACTCCCTTTTTACCGGAAATACCAATTAAAATCATCTTTGATTTTAATTTTATGAACTGGTAAAAATTAAATCAATTTTTCATTTGAAATGATGGTTGCGCATATTTTTATTTAGATAACTCCGTATTCAAACACGGTTTAGTCGCATCACATCCACGTAATGAAACCCGCCCTTTATATCCCATATAGAATTTTGTAGAGGAATCTTCGGATGGACACGAATAAATACCTATACCATTCACATCGATTATTTCATGTGCAATATATCCACACCTCATATCGGAATGTGATAGGAATTGAATACTATCATAACCAATATCTTTGGCTTTGGAAATCATTTTTTCAAAATATTTCACACATTCTGTATTCCAACAATAATCACCATCATTTTTCAAGAAGAAATTTACAGCATCATTGTGATTATCAAAGGCGATTGTATTTCCTAAATCAAAATAAATCCCAGAACCCTTGGCATAATACATCCAACTACCTTTTTTCTCATTGTCTTGAACTTCTTTATCGTCGCTACAATGAGTAACTTCTATCTTGGTATTACTTGGAAATTCCGTATTTTTTAAAAACGAAGATGGTTCTGTAATCCATAAAGTATTTTGTGGGTCATGAGACCCAGACATATTATACAATATTCCATTTTTTAATAGTTTACTAGGACATTTTTTAGTGTAAGATGGGACGTCAATATCACATTCTTCCAAAATATCCGTATAAAAAATTTGAAAATCGGTAAATGACAGTGGAAAATCTTGGTTTGTGAAAGTATTCTTTCCATATACTCTACATAAATATTTTCCTAATTTTGTAGATTCTAACTCAGTAATATTTTGAAGTGTCGTATTTATTATATAATCAGTATTCTCATAATTTTTAATGTTTAGATATAATCCAAATATCATTGCAATAATGAGACAAATTATCAATAACCGATAAATCATTTTATATTAATTCATAAATTTATTTTATTTACACAATGGAAATACATTATCTTTAAATTTTCCATTTACATTACCGGGTGGAAAATAATCAGCAACGACAATATGTTTATTGTTTCCTTTTGATATTGCTATTCCAACTGTATTTGTAGAATTCCATATCAATTGTGTAAAATGACCTGTTCCCTGTCTATATTGACTGTTTTGATAGTTATAATTATTACTTTCCTTGTACCATCTTTTTATAGCCATCTTTATTATTTCAGAATCATTTTTAACGCTATTCCATACCACGTATAAATTCTGACCAATTCGTCTCCCGCGATAATCATATAAATGCCCGTGTTGAAATAAATTATTTTTTAACAGATAATTAGCATGAAGTTGAGCAATGTCTGTTAAATTTTTATTTTCTATTAATGGTGAAGCGCAATGTAAATATCGATACTCATTATGTTTTTGAACTCCTATATTTTGTGATTGACTAATATATATTGAAATCGTCATTAAAATTGATTTTAAATAATTTGTCATTTCTATTTTATTTAATACAAGTATGATTTTAAATAAATTACCGATAGAATTGGTGCATCGAATTAAATCTTATATATGTATGACTGATAGATACGGTTGCACAAAATTAAAAACAATTTTACCAAACAATTGCAATTCTTTTCCAAAGTATTATGAAAAAATAAATTTAAAAAATCCTTCAAAATTACGGTGGAAGCATTTTAATTCCATATTAAATATATTTTATTATCGTCATTCCAAAGATTTTTTTCAGTATCGTATTAGTATTCAAGATTACCGTATTTATACAATATCTATAACTTCACAATGGAATCTATATTTCACATACAATCAAATCGATATACTTCAAGATTATATTGATGAAAAATTTCCAGAAATTATGAATAATGTAAATGAAGACTTTGTTGAATTAATATTTCATACAGACTTTACCAATAATTATTTTACTTCACATTTTATTAATTCTTCACCTAAAATGTTGTTTTATAAATTAGATTCAATCGTATTTTCCATCAAAAAAGATTTCGATCAATTACAAAAAAACCCTTTATTTATAAAATAACATGTCCAAGACAACTTCAAATCGTGTATGTGTCGGTATGTATGGATTTATAAGAGACTGTATTCCTAAATATATTGACATTACAAATTTCTTAATGATGCTTGACCCAACCAAAGATACTATTTTCGATGTATTTATTGTATGCCCTTATCTAAAATTTGAAACAGACGAATTTGTAGAGGAAAAAAAAGACTCTTCTTATATACAATCCGACGAAATCGTTTCATGTTTTATAAACGACGAATCGATACAAGTAAATATAAGGACATTTTTTTATGATTATAATAGTGAATATTTCATTACAAAAAGTAGAAAATTAGGATTCCCTGATAAAACATCTTTAAATAAATTTCCTTATCGAATATTTTCCATGTTTGAATCAATCTCTATTTTATGCGACTGTATTCTTCAAAATTATGATATTGATTACAAATATTTTATATTATCACGCCTCGACAAGATTCCTTTAATATATAATGTATCTTTTGACACGTCTCTCACATTATTAGATAATGAATTCATTGGATTAAAATCTTCTTCTTTTGATGAAATACAAAGATGTTGTATGCTTACTGGAAAAGATGGTTTAAAAACTCTTGTATATTTAATTGAATACACTGGATATTCTGAAATCAAAGATGATAAATTTATATCCGCCGAATATTTAATGTTTTATTATTTAATGAATCAAACTCATTACCAGTTAGATGTAAAGACCCAAGACTACATTCAATTAAAAGAAAGTCATTTAGGATACTGCAACAATATTGAATACTTTGACTCTGTTATCTCCAAATTTAATATCTAAGAAATTATATATGATTCATATAAATGATTCATATATTAATTACGACATGTGTTCATGGCGGTAATTTAGCAGGAGGAGTTGAAAGAAAAAACATATATCTACATCGAATACCACAAGCATTTCAAATTTTTAAAGATATATGTCCGGATATGAAATTTGTAATTATAAATAACTGTGGAGAAGAAAATGCAGATTATTTATACCTTTTAGAAGACGACTCGATTGAATTATTTCATACAAATAATAACTTCAACCAAACCCCAAATAAGGGGTGGAAAGAACTCAAAGACATTCAAGATTATATTTCTTTTTATAATGTCAGTGATAATGACTTTATTATCAAATTGACCGGTAGATATTTAATTGAAAAAACAAGTCCATTTTTAGAAGTAATGAAAACAAAATACAATGATAATATTGATTGTATTATTCGTCTGGGTGATTATTATGAGTCCAATATTATAAACTATAAATTGGGAGATGAAATCGATTGTCTTTCTGGTCTTGTAGGACTTCGTTGCAAATATTTCAAAACAATGCCTTTACCTCAACCATTTGAAAATGTTGAATGGTTGTATGCAAGATGTTTCCTTCAAATCGATTATATTCGCACTATTGTAATACCGGATATTGGAGTAAATATATTTGTTTAGTTATTTTTACAGATATACATGTTTAGATATGATGCAAACAATAACCAAATTAAATATGGTAATAATATCAAAGATGATATTTTATTTACTCTATAAAAAAAATACATGGTGATTATTACACTTATTATTAATAACAGTATCAAAATAAAGGACAAACAGTATCTATTCAAATTAAAATATAAATACGGCCACGACAAATTCAAGAGCAATTGTATTATAAAAAATATAAAACCATTTGAAATCCACCAACGATTTTGATATGATAAAATATAAATGATTATGCTTATAAACATCGTAATGTAAAGTATAGGCCACACTATACGAAAAATAATAGGTGCTGGTGTAAGTGAAGATTGTATCATTTTATTTTATCAAATATATTAATATGTAATTGGTTTAAAATTCTATCCAAAGTTATAAATCGATTTTCTATTATATCATCAGATATGTCCGTATGGATTGTCAATTTAAATTCACGAGCATCCATAAAATAATAAACTTGGATTTGAATTTTTTCTGTAATGTATTCATGTATCGAACAGTCAATTGCATCTACTCTTGTATCGTAAAACACATTTTCAATATATAACATTTCATCATAAGAAAACATTGTACGGTCTGACTTCATTATCGACACATGGACATCTTGGTTTATTGTATTCATTGAATACATTATATTAGACTGTTTATAATTTCCGGTTGAATCCCATGGAATTTTAAATATTGGAAATAAAGTTGTTCGTAAATTATTGTAATATGATATGTATTTTTCTTTTTGAAAAGACTTGTTTCTACATTCAAATAATTGTTGAAATAAATTTTCTATAAATTCACTTGGTAAATACAATCTATCATATAAAGGAACATATTTGAAAATATATCTTTGAATATCTTCTGGAAGATGATTAATGACTGAAAATTCGTTATATTTATTACTCATTGTGTAAATTATTATATCTTCATACAATAATTATTTGAAATCAATTTAAAAATGACAGTATTGCATCTAAATTGTAAATAGACTGGTAATCATGAAGTAATCCACATAATCCAACACGCCTTGTCCGTTTTACATGTCGAATCAATCCATCTATATGATTATAGTCAAAACTTGTATATTCTTCTGGAAGAAGACTTGTTATGATAAAAACAACAACACTCGTTATCAATGTCTTCTTCTATGCACAATTTAGCTTCATTATAATTTTGACATTGTAAATTATAAATTGATTTATAAAATAAATGATTGAAAATCAATTTATAATTTAAAATGTCAAAACAAGATGTCATGACGATTCTCGAACAAGTTCGTAAATATAATCAAGACAACCCTGAACTAAATATATATATTCAACATAATTTTATTAGTTTTTTACGGTCAAAAGAATGTTCGTTATGGAATAAAGATATAATTCTATCATTTTTACAAAAAGCTCTTTTGAAAGGATTTCATGGAATTCATTTTATTTCTTCTTTATATATACCATCTATCGAATTAATTTTGACACATTATTTTGGAAACGACAATTATATTGCATATAAAATATGCGAAAAACATAATAAAATATGTCTTTATCCAAATTATAAAAAACTAAACATTCCTCCAAATGATATTCTAAAACCGTCTTATGATGAAATTGCAGATTTTTGTTTTGAATAAAAGAATAAAACACCATTTTTTTGAATCATACCGTCTTTATGCATAAGAACTTTATTCCAACTATCAAAAACCTGTAAAGAAGATTTCAAATCATCATATAATACCCATTTTTCATTTTCCACTTTTTTAAAACATATATAATGTCCGCTATTCGAAGAATCTCCAAGATGTAGAATAACAGCATCAATCTGTAATTGTGAATTTGGAATATGTTTATCAATATGAATTTTCGAATGACTCACTTGCCCTGTAAATGGATTAATACGGTCAGCATATACAATTAACAAGTCAGAATACGATGAAAATGTATATGTCTCTCCCGAAGCATTTACCATACATTTTTTAAACATTGTATCTGTTAAATTTACAACAATTTCTGTATTGTTTAAAAATCGTTGTATAGACTTTTTTGGTTTTCTATAATTATCATGATTTACATAATAAACAATTGAAGATTTTTTGTCTGTTCGCTCTTTCCATTCAAACCATCTGGTTTGTTTCATTTGATTAGAAATACCATATCTTTTTTTCATTATCAAATGATTCTTTACATCTTTCATTCCATTTAATCCAAATGGAGTTAATAGAAATTGAAGAAATTCAGTCGCTTCGTGTTGTTCGGTATTACTGAAATCTGGGTATGTCAATAAAGAAGGACATATTTTACGATATTTCTTGATAACCTTTTTTAATTCTTGACATGATTTTATTTTTGTATCTTTACAATTTTGAAAGTAATTGGAAATTTCTAAAAAAAGTTTTTGAAAATCTTTTATGATTGTATTTTCAGGACAAGATACAAACGATTTTCTTGCATGAAAGATATAACGATTTACAAATTCGTTTGGAGTTGAAAATAGACAAAATAACACTGTGTCCATATAACATGAATTTCCTATATTTGGAAACCCTTTCATACATATTATTTCCTTTGACATTTGTATTTTATTCGTATGAAATTTGTTTTTATTTATCGAAAACAAATTTTATTTCAAATTATCCAATCTCCATACACTTTTTATGATTGGACGATTAATATCTATATCCATTTGGTTTAATTTAACTTCATATATAACTGGTATGTCAATTAGAACGGATTCTTCATCTTTCCAATGAGTATGAATATCCCTAATAGCATCTTCAAGTTTTTCATATACAGCAAACAATTCTCCTCTTCCTACATTTTTATCATGTTCTCGTTCATTTTCAACCAGAACCACATACATTTTTTTAAATATTTTTTGTCTATAATTGTAAAAATCAATTTTTAAGTTCCACTCTACATAATCCATTATACCATTTCGTTTTGTCGTCCAGATAGTTTTTATAGATGTATTGAGATTTAAACATCACATTTTTTTGCAAGTCTTCAATCCATTTTGGTAAGTAATTCATAACATTCTCTTGAACGGTATCGTACGGATTCGGACGTCTTTGAAATCCATCACTCAAACATTTTTCATAAAATTCCATCATCTCTTCTTCTGTATTCAATTGATACAGATATACATGGGATTTATTATAAATATACTTAAAGACAAAATAAACAGATTCGTCAAAAGAATCCATAGTGTTTTTTTCGATTAAAATAAATCGTAGTCCATCTTTATCTATTAATTGAGTATCTCCACCAATATAAATATCTTCTTGAATGATATCTCGAACAAGATTTGGTAGTATCATTTTATTGTTGTTAAAAGCAAATTTATAAGATACAAAATACAAAATCAATATTATCAAAAAGATTTAGCAACCAATATATCATTCAAATATAAATTTCGTGTCTTGCAATGATTTGTTAAAACTGTTCGAAATCCTCGAAATTCCATATACACCATTTTATTTTTCTCATCATATGGAATCATTGTAACGTCCACAATGGATTGGTTTAACATTCGGTCGTATTGTGTAAGATTTAATCGATTAAATAAAATATTATTTAGAATATACCTACAATTCAAATCATTTTCATACATAGGTAATGACAATATATTTTCCAACAAATCCAAATCCGTTTCATCTATTTCATATTTGGCAATCGACATCATTGTCATTCGTATTACAAACAACGCTTTACTCTTTCTTGAAAATCTTGTATGTGCAGAATAAAAAAGTAAAAATAACCATGAATTTAAAATATCTCGATTGGTTGTTCTCCAGTGCGTCTTAAATTGTTGATATATGGTTTTTGAATTATGTTCGACAATGTTTATAATATTAAATATTGGATTTCCTCCTGCTTCTACAAACACTTCTGATAAAATTTTCATTACTTTTATTGAATATGTTATTGGAATACCTAATGTCGTCTGGACTACAAATTTATATTTAGACATGAAATATTTCGGTTCTTCTTGAAAGAAAAAAATAATATCTTGGTTTTTACTTTTGGACATCCATGTGTATGGAAATTTGTTTAGAATTTTTTGAATATCTTTGAATTGGTCTTGAAATGAATTTTGAATATCCAATACAGCATCTTTGGTCTTTTCCAATAAGTAATTTAATAACATTTTTTTGGTGCATAATATTTCATTGTTGTTTGGATATGTTATTATATATTCGGCATCTGAAAAAAAATCATCTAATGCATGACGGTCTTTATCAATTGGTATTATATAATCATCAATCTGAATACATCCATTGTTTTTCATACTTTCAATAAAAGGATGTATTTTGTTATTGTAAAACACGGTTGTCGTCTTTAATTCATCCGGGTATAATTCTATTCTTTTGTGTTCATTTGAAAATAAATTCTTTTTGTAATGTTCGTACGGTTGATATATATAATGAATAGAATCTTTTGTTTTCCATAACGCCATGGAAATCATCTGAGTCTCAAACTCAAATCCAATATTAATTTTCATTTTATTTAGAATAGATTAAAATAAAATGAATTCATAATCATATTTTTGAATATAATTATCTAAACCGTATTAATATAGACTATTTTTACATTTGTATTCCCAGAACTTAATGTATTTCCAGTAGATATACAACGTGCAACAATACGAAAGGTTGCATTTGTAGCATTATCAAAAGCATTCACTGCAAACACAATATAACAACTTAGGTATCTGGAATTTGTTGTCACAAGAAGATTCGTTCTAAAATTCAATAATTCAGAAACTCCTCCGTATGCTGTCTGATTTGTTTCAAACCAAAATTCAATGGAACCGGCATTAGTAGTTGAAACAAAACCGGTTGTAGTAATAAAATATGTTCCTAATTGTGTAACTGTAAATGTTCCAGCTGAATAACTAAGTCCTGTTATATTATTCTCGTTTTGTGTCTGATATAAAACTGTGCTTCCGGTAGGTGAAACGGCAGGTGTTAGATTCGCACTACTCGTAAAAGACGCAAACCTCGCTATATTGAGGAATGATTGGATACCATCCCAATTTTGAAACCCAATCGACCCTTGTGGTCCCTGACGTCCTTGTCTGCCATCAAACGATTGATTTCCTAAGAGTTCTTGAAAACCTATTATCCCTCTATTTCCAATTCGTCCTGGATTTCCTTGAAAACCAAATCCATCGATAAGGCCTTGTTCTCCTTGTTGGCCTTGATTTCCTTGAATCCCAAAAAATCCTTGACGCCCAAGTATTCCTTGAATGCCTTGAAAACCTTGAAGACCTTGGAATCCTACGAAACCTTGTCTTCCTTGTAAGCCTAACCTCCCATCAATCCCAATAAATCCTATATTTCCTTCAACGGATTGAAACCCAATAAATCCAGGAAACTCCACATTTCCTTGACTTCCTTGATTTCCTTGGTTACCATCTATGGCACTCATACCAAATATTCCTTGGACACCTACAAATCCATTTAACCCTATTTCACCTTCAATACCATATAATCCATATCTTTCTTCAATCCCTATGAAACCAATACTACCATTTTCCCCAATGTAAGATTGAAATCCTTCATCACCTTGAATACCAAATAATCCGTATATTCCGTCAATTCCTTGCTCACATTGAAATCCATCAAACCCATCAATTCCGTGATTTCCATAAATCCCACTTACATCTTGAAATCCTTGATTACCTTGGAATCCCTCTGCACCAGAGATTCCTTCAAATCCTTGACTTCCATCAAATCCTTGTGGTCCAAAATCTCCTTGTAATCCTAAAATACCATCTGTCCCGGTTGAAGATTGAATACCAATCTCTCCAATAATTCCTTCGGAACTTGGTTCACCTTCATATCCTTGATAACCTATAATACTTTGTATTCCATGTTCTCCTTGAACACCATCGGCACCAATTTCCCCAGTATATCCAAGAATTCCGTCCACTCCGTATATTCCTGGATTTCCATCTTGACTTTGATTTCCATCTATACCTTGATATCCATTGTCCCCATCTCCACCTTGAAAACCTTCAATATTATTATATCCTTGATATCCATATTCACCATAATTTCCATTGAACCCTTGTGCTCCTTCGACATCTAATAAACCATCATCTCCGTCAATACCATATTCTCCAATCATTCCATCAACTGATTGAAATCCGTCAATTCCATTATTTCCTTGAAATCCATCAATACCATATTCTCCAATAATTCCGTCAACTGATTGAGATCCACGATTGCCTTCAGTTCCATCTAATCCACTTACACTTTCTATTGCATAAAGTCCAATATCACCATAAACGCCTTGAAATCCTATTTCTGACTGAATACCAATTTCACCTATAACTCCATCTTTACCAGACAACCCGTCCAAAGCCTCTAAACCAGATTCGCCGTTATAACCATCATCTCCGATACTCCCTTGAAATCCGTAAATTCCATCAAGACCTTGTAAATCTTGAAATCCATCTGTACCTTTTTCAGCTTGATTTCCAAACACACCTAATTCTCCTTGACAACCTAATTCTCCAAATGCTCCATCAGCGCCTTGGACTCCATCAAACCCAATTATCCCTGAATCTCCCTGATTTCCGTATTGACCGATAAATCCTTGAAATTCTTGAACACCATCAAGTCCAATATTTCCTTGCAATCCTTGACTTCCATAATCTCCGTCATATCCCTGATTTCCGTCATTGCCTTGATTACCTTGTTCACTTTGAATACCTTGGTTTCCTTGGTTCCCTTGGTTTCCTTGATTTCCATCAATTGCGATATTCCCTTGAATACCATCCAATCCATAATTACCAATAAGTCCTTCATCCATTTGTAATCCATCTTGACCGATAAATCCTTGAAATTCTTGAACACCATCAAGTCCAAACTCTCCGATATTACCTTGATTTCCATAATTTTCGTCGTTGCCTTGATTTCCTTGGATTCCTTGATTTCCAGAATTTCCGTCAATCCCTTGATTTCCTTGCAATCCTTGACTTCCATCATTACCTATCTCTCCATCATTTCCATAATTTCCGTTAAAACCTTGATGCCCTATGATTCCTTCATTTTCTTGTAATCCATCATTTCCGTCATTTCCAATCATTCCTTGAAAACCATATTCACCATCAAATCCAAGGTTTCCTTCATTTTCTTGTAATCCTTCATTTCCAATAGTTCCTTCGAGCCCATCATATCCTTGTAATCCTTCTAATCCATTCTCCCCTTGAATTCCATCAAATCCATATTCAGACTGAATCCCAAAAAATCCATAAATATTTTGAAAACCGTCTTCTCCAAGAAATCCATGGATTCCTAGAAAACCATTATATCCATAAATACCAAAAATTCCTTGATTTCCTTCACGCCCGTCCATACCATCCATTCCAAAATATCCTTGTTCGCCTTGTAATCCGTGAAAAGCTTGATTACCAAAAACTCCTTGTGTTCCTTGGATGCCATTCATTCCATCCATTCCATATAATCCAAGATTTCCGTCAACATCCTGAAACCCGTAAAATCCAACAACCTCTTCTAATCCATAAAGCCCCCTTTCTCCGTTTGTACTTTGAACACCAGTAATTCCAAAAACCCCTTGAAAACCATCTATTCCTTGTATTCCATATAATCCATTATTTTCTTGATATCCATATACTCCGGATAGCCCATATAATCCTTGATTTCCGTTGTTTTGTGTAAATCCGATTATACCGTTTTGACCTTGAAATCCATCTGTATTAATTAAACCGTGAAATCCATACATTCCAGTAGAACCTTGGTTAGAAAATCCTTGAAATCCTGGTGACCCTATAAATGAAACTCCTTGAAATCCAAAACCACCTTGAATTCCGAATTCTCCTGCAAATCCTTGAAATCCATCACCACCATTACCATCACCCCCCAGAATATCTCTTGCGATTTCTGAAAGTCGATTAATCGGTTCAATAATTTTAAATTTAACAGAACCAGTTGTCGTCATGTTTATTTTATGTAATATGAATTATTATTTTATAATGTATTGATATATACAATATTCAAAACAGAACCAATTCCAATAATATTTGTGCCTCCTACACCACGAGAATATATACTGAATGTTCCGTTTGTACCGTTATTAAAAGTGTTTATAGAAAATACAATATTACATGTTAAATATCTGGAATTTGTTGTCGTTTCTAAATTTGTTCTAAAGTTTAAAATGCCACTATATCTGGGTTGATCACTCACAAACCATAATTCTACTGCATTTCCGGCGGTTGTGTTATATTGACAAGTCGCTGATATTAAATATGTGCCTACTCTTGTTACTGTAAATGTCCCACTTGAATATGATAATCCAGGTATATTATTTACATCCTCTAATTGATATAATACAGCTACACCTGTCGTATCATTTGGGACTGGTTGAGTATCATTATTTTCATAAGCAGAGTAATACGATGTAGAAGAAGTGCCTTGAAATCCTTGATTTCCTTGAAATCCTTGCACTCCTTGGAACCCAAAAATTCCTTCGAATCCTTGAAATCCTTGGAATCCTTGATTTCCTTGAAATCCTTGTAATCCTTGAAGACCGTCACTTCCTTGGAATCCTTGAAATCCTCGTATTCCTTGATTTCCAATATTTCCTTGTCTTCCTTGAAACCCTTGGTTTCCTTGATTTCCTTGGTTTCCTTGGTTTCCTTGATTTCCCTGTATACCAATAGATCCTTGAAACCCTATGTTTCCTTGGACTCCATCTAAACCAGCATTACCTTGACTTCCTTGTAATCCTTGACTGCCTTGAAATCCTTGACTTCCTTGACTTCCTTGACTTCCTTGAAATCCCTGGCTTCCCAAGAGTCCTTCTAAACCTTGACTTCCTTGAAGTCCTTGAAGTCCTTGACTTCCTTGACTTCCTTGACTTCCTTGAAGTCCTTGACTTCCTTGATTTCCTTGTAATCCTTGAAATCCTTGGAATCCTTGGTTTCCCTGATTTCCTTGAAAACCTTCTTGTCCTTGATATCCAACATTTCCTTGTAATCCTTGGTTTCCCTGACTTCCTTGTACTCCTTGGCTTCCCTGCAGGCCTTGAAACCCAGAAATTCCTTGATTTCCCTGATATCCTTGAAGTCCTTGGTTACCTTGACCTCCTATACCTAAATCTCCTTGAAACCCGCCAAGACCTTGAAATCCTTGTTCTGAAACCCCTTGGTTTCCTTGATTTCCTTGATTTCCTTGATTCCCTTGTAATCCTTGATTCCCTTGTAATCCTTGATTTCCCTGATTTCCTTGTAATCCAAACTCTCCTTGAAAACCTTGAAATCCTTGGTTTCCTTGCGAACCTTGAAATCCTTGGTTTCCTTGCGAACCTTGAAATCCTTGGTTTCCTTGAAGTCCTTGAAATCCTTGTAATCCTTCTCCTTGAAATCCTTGAAATCCTTGGTTTCCTTGTGTTCCTTGGTCTCCTTGGGCTCCTTGATAACCCTGATTTCCTTGATTTCCATGAATACCTTGATAACCCTGATTTCCTTGGTTTCCTTGACTTCCTTGACTTCCTTGACTTCCTTGAAGTCCTTGAAATCCTTGATTTCCTTGAAATCCTTGAAATCCTTGAAATCCTTGAAATCCTTGTTGTCCTTGAAATCCTTGGAATCCTTGATTTCCTTGAAATCCTTGACTTCCCTGAGACCCTTCTATCCCTTGAAGTCCCTGAAAACCTTGGTTTCCTTGAAGTCCTTGAAGTCCTTGATTTCCTTGGAATCCTTGGAATCCTTCACTTCCCTGAGAACCCTGAGACCCTTGGTTTCCTTGGTTTCCTTGAAGTCCTTGGTTTCCTTGACTTCCTTGAAGTCCTTGGTTTCCTTGGTTTCCTTGAAGTCCTTGGTTTCCTTGACTTCCTTGCACACCATCTATTCCTTGATAACCCTGATTTCCTTGGCTTCCTTGGTTTCCTTGAAGTCCTTGGTTTCCTTGAATACCATCCATTCCTTGGGTTCCTTGAAGTCCTTGATTTCCGTGCGAACCTTGGTTTCCTTGGGTTCCTTGAAGTCCTTGATTTCCTTGATTTCCTTGATTTCCTTGATTTCCTTGGTTTCCTTGATTTCCTTGATTTCCTTGTATTCCTTGATTTCCTTGAATTCCTACATCACCTTGTAATCCTTGATTTCCTTGGTTTCCTTGATTTCCGTCAAATCCTTGCATACCATCCATTCCTTGATTTCCTTGGACTCCTTGATTTCCTTGATTTCCTTGGTTCCCTTGGTTCCCTTGGCTCCCTTGAAATCCTTGCAGTCCTTGATTCCCTTGTAATCCTTGATTTCCAACATCACCTTGTAATCCTTGATTTCCTTGGTTTCCTTGATTTCCATCAAATCCTTGCAAACCATAATTTCCTTGAAGTCCTTGGTTTCCTTGGTTTCCTTGATTTCCTTGGTTCCCTTGGCTCCCTTGAAATCCTTGCAGTCCTTGATTTCCTTGGTTCCCTTGGCTCCCTTGAAATCCTTGGTTTCCTTGGTTTCCTTGGTTTCCTTGGTTTCCTTGGTTTCCTTGGTTTCCTTGGTTTCCTTGGGTTCCTTGGTTTCCTTGGGTTCCTTGGTTCCCTTGATTTCCTTGATTTCCTTGGAATCCCTGATTTCCTTGAAGTCCTTGCAGACCATAATTTCCTTGGCTCCCTTGGAATCCTTGATTTCCTTGATTTCCTTGGAATCCCTGATTTCCTTGAAGTCCTTGATTTCCTTGATTTCCTTGAAGTCCTTGATTACCTTGGCTACCTTGATTTCCTTGATTTCCTTGATTTCCTTGAAGTCCTTGATTACCTTGTTGTCCTTGAGTTCCTTGTTGTCCTTGAAATCCTTGGAAACCTTGAAATCCTTGAAATCCTTGGTTTCCGTGATTTCCTTGATTTCCTTGATTTCCTTGGAATCCCTGATTTCCTTGAAGTCCTTGATTCCCCTGAGAACCTTGATTCCCTTGAAAACCTTGGAATCCCTGGAATCCTTGGAATCCTTGACTTCCCTGGATTCCTTGGAATCCCTGAAATCCTTGGAATCCTTGGAATCCTTGGAATCCCTGGAATCCTTGGTTGCCTTGAAGTCCTAGGAGTCCTTGAAATCCTTGGTTTCCTTGATTCCCCTGAGAACCTTGAATACCTTGAAATCCTTGGTTTCCTTGATTCCCCTGAGAACCTTGAATACCTTGGAATCCTATGATAAAATTCCCTTGAAATCCTTGGAACCCTTGATTTCCAATAGAACCTTGAAGTCCTTGAAATCCTTGAAATCCAATCCCAGCTTCACCTTGAAATCCTTGGAATCCTTCTCCTCCACCAGATCCATTTGAAATGTTGTCAAATAAAAGAGCATTCGTAAGATTTCGATAATTTGTTATTATCCGAAATCCAGATACACGATTGTTATTCATGAATCAAATGATATATTTTATATCTACTGTTATAAATTTTATTTATTGTATTGTCTAAAATTGATTTTCTAAGTCGCATTTCAAAAACTTATAAATATAATTTTGATTCTTTTATTCTTAAAAGTGTTGATGATTTTCAATTTTCAAAAATGAATACAGCAATTATATTTTATGTGTTTTTGTACGTGATTTTTATGCTTCTTTCCATCCTATTCATTCCAATTTATCTTGAAATTGTTGGATTTTTACTGAGATTATAAAAAAATTTGAATTAAAGAATATATTTGTATTTTCAAATATATAATTAAAAAATTGATCGTACACGGTTCTTGAAGCCAAGTATATAGGCAACAGACTAGAATGTTCAAACTCGTTAAGAAACAAACTTTTTCCGCTATAATTATCCAGAAATACTATCGTGGATATATTTCCAGACAAAAAAGATTACCGCTATTTTTATATGTCATTCAACGACATCTTATAACATTAATTTGTAAAATCAGTAATGAGATGGATGACGGTCGTCTCAATAGTTGTAAAGATGAAAAGACAATTATCGTAAATATTAAAAAATCATTTCCAAATAGAGTACGTGTTCCTGATAAACGTTTTTGGTTTGACATTTTAATATTAGATAGATTATACGGATGGCTTCCAGTAAATATAAAATCAACGACTATGAAAACCGCAGATAATACTGGTAATCTTGCGATGTGTGTATATAGTTTTACAGATTATGCAATGAATCCATATAGTTGTAAAAATACATACAATAATGGAAAAATGGCCGATATATTAATAAAAAAAATACAAGCACAATCTTTTAATAAAACACCAAAGCGTGATTACTACTTTCTGGTAGTTAATAAAAAAAATCCATCTGATATTGTCATTAATAGTTTGAAAGGTCTTTGTAAATTGACTCCAAATATTAACAATCTACCATTTCAAGTCAAGTGGAATGATAACCGCGACTTTGAATATAAACCTATTAAAGAATCAGTCGAATCTTTTATTACAGTTCTTCAAAAACCAAATCCAAGTTGGAAAGAAAAATTTTTACAAAATATTCGGAATATAAGTATTGGATAATACATTATGAGAAATCTTGAATCTACCAGAAAATTCAAATCGACTCTTAAATTCTTGACTATTTAAATATTCAACCATCTTATTCAAATCACATCTCTTTTTTGGTTTCATTGCTATAAGGTTTCCTCCAAAATAACCAATCTTGTCTTTAAAAGCGACTATTGAATTTCTTGTTAGATTATAAATATAAATACATTCAGTATCTTTAAATCCTTCCATTTTCTTTATATTTCTTGGCGCTCCCCATTCAAACCAGTTTTTTTCTGTCATTTTTTTTATACGTCTTTCTATCAAAATATCTTTATTCTTTTCCAAATATGAATCAATCTCGGTATTACCGCTTGGAAATTGAGTAATATATATATAAGATTCCATAATGTCTTTGGATGTTAATACCTGCATATTTCCAAGCTCTTTATTTTTAAATACTTCTTCTTTTCCACTAACCATTCCAACAAATACATCAAAATAATCTTTTATATAAAACCCGTTCTCTGTTTTTTCTTTATCTGTGATTGTAATACAACCATCATTATTATAAATATATTTGATTTCGTTATTATATATGACCTCTTTATTTAAACTCGTATTTTTACAATATCTAAATACAATCACATCTATATAAGCATTTTTAAACAAATTTTCTTTATGTGGGTGATAAATATGAGTAAAACAACCATTCATAATCATTTTATTCAGTATTTTTTTAGCTCCTGTTGATTGAAATAAATTTGACGGCACTATAAATATGAGTTCTCCGTCTTCTTCGAGTAATTCAAAACATTTATCTATAAATTTAAGATACATGTTTCCGGTTTTTTGTTTGACAAATGGAGGATTACCGATTATCGTTTTATATTGAGATGGAATTGAATACTTTAAAAAATCTTCATACATAATATCTTCTTTTTGAATACTTGGAAGTGTGTCCAGGGTTTTATCAATTTCAAACATATCAAATAAAATATTAGGATTCTTTTGTCTAATATAATCAACTAAATCACCACGACCTACCGATGGTTCAAGAATTCGTTGCGGCGTATTCAAAATAAATTCATATACTTTTTCTTGTAATGTTTCAGCAACCGTAAAATATTGTCCCAATCTTTGTTGTTTGGAATTCATGTTATTGTAAATGAATGTTATGTTGTTAAAGTTATTTTCATTTCTCAATTTTTTAATTATGGAAAGAAGATATTGATACGGATACATTGAAATGGTTTTTATGTTTCGTTTTACAAGTCCTAAAAAAAATTGATTTTAATTAAATAGTAAATATAAACTCTAATAATTTACAAAATCATGAAACGAGACTGTCTTATAAAAGGACGTCGTGAGATAATACCTAATATTACCGATAAACGACTTTACAATTCTAAATACCCAACAGAATCTAAAAGACTGGTCACATTTCCATGGGGAATTATTTCAATACCAATTTATTATTATCATGACAAACATGTAGAACTAATCAACCAACATAATAAATTTGGAAAAAGTGTCTCTCATAAAGAGTGGTTAATTCATTTAGATATTCCACATGCACCAGAATTTATGATGACCGAATACGCCCAGTATATGGCTCAAACCTACCCTAATTTTGCGACAGCTCGTACTTGGATTCTTGATAATATAGAAATGTCAAAAGACTCTATTCCATACTATTATAATAATGATTCATTGTATTCTTTAGTATCTACATCTTGTTATTATTATAATAACACATATACAAGACGCCCCATTCGCACAAATAAGAGCAAGGAACAGATTCTTGTAAATAATCACCAGAAGCAATTATGGACAAGAAACAAGAGTTTTTTTAAGCATCGTTCGTATTATAGACCCATTATGAAAAGAAAAACCAGAAATATCATATATGAAGAGATAAATAATTGAAATGCTCATTATTAACAAAAGAATACGAAAATGTTATTAAAATGTGTCAAATCCAATATTGATATTCATAATAAGTTTTATATTATGAATAAAAAAATAATGTGTCTATGTATAATATATTTCATCTATTTGATTAAACATAAATCTTAATGAAGTGATGGATACAATCTCTCTTTGATAAATTTGACAACAATCTCATCTACTTGATTATCGTCTTTAATAACAAGACTATCCAAAAGATATAAAATCAATTCCTTTATTCTAGGATCATCTTTATTCTTCATAATTATAGTTACAGCTTTATTATACGAAAGCTGTTCGAAACAATTTTTCATTTTATAAAAGAATTATTTTTAATAATTTTTTTCAGCGATACTTACAAGGAAATGAACGAAATTTGGCGTACTCTAAAATATAGCAATGATTATGAAATCTCAAATCATGGACGTGTCAGAAGTCATCGAATACGTAAAAATGAACCAGTTATTCTCAAAGGATCGTCTTGTGATACAAAACATCAATATTCATCGGTAAATATATTTCTGACGGATATTCAAAAATATAAGCACTTTTATATTCATAAACTTATTTCGTGTCTCATTTTATATTAAAAATGTAGTATCTTTAAATTATATTTATTAAAAACATTTCCTCAGCATGAGGAAACGATTATTAAACTTATTATACATAATTTAATTCGATTTAAGAAATGTCGTATTAAATTTTTTTTTCAAATTTTTTTTTATCTTGCTCTATAAATAAATCGATTAAAAACTAAAAGAAATGGCAGCTGCATTTTCATCCTCAAATCTAACCTCTGGTTTCGTCGACCTTGCAACATACGATGAACTCGAGAAATATCTTTTCGGTGGACAAGAAGCCATCGCGTATTTCGTTAGACAAACCCGTAAATCAACATGGTTTACGCAGGTACCCGTCGTTTTGTCCCGTGCTTCCGGACAGCCCCAATTCGGTCAAGAATGGTCGGTGCAAATCTCTCGTGCCGGTGACTACCTTCTGTACTCGTGGCTTCGTGTAACCATCCCTGCTGTAACCAATCAAGGTCTTCAAACCGCTGGAAACACTGGTGCTACAGGTGCTACCGGTCAAACCTACATTGGCTGGACTCCCAATCTTGCCCATAATCTTGTGGCTGACTGCTCCATCACTTTCAATGACCTCGTGGCTGCTTCCTTCACTTCCGTGCACCTTGACTTCTGGAGTGCCTTCACAACCCCTCCCGGCAAACTTGACGGCTACTACCAAATGATTGGTACTCTAACCGACCTTACCAACCTTTACGGTGATGGTGAGACTATTCCTGAGACTATCCTCAATCTTCCTCTTCCTTTCTTCTACTCTCGTGACAGTGGTGTAGCTCTACCTACTGCTGCCCTTCCTTACAACGAGATGCGTATTAACTTCATTTTCCGTGATTGGCAATACCTTCTCAATCAATACAAGGTCATCTCCGACCCTGTATACACCAACCGTCTTCTTGCGGCTCCCATCCAAAACCCCAACTGGAATGTATCCGGTGAATTCGTGCCTCCTCAACTCAACATGGTGCAAGTATGGTCGAACTACGCTATCGTGTCCAACGACGAGCGTAAGCGTATGGGTTGTGCTCCTCGTGATATCCTCATCGAGCAAGTACAAGTCGCTCCTCTTCAAGCCTACTCGCCTGTCACTTCCCCTAACCCTTCGTACGACATTCGTTTCTCGCACGCTCTCAAAGCCATTTTCTTTGCCGCGCGCAACACTTCCGTCAAATCGTACCACTCCAACTACACCACTCAACACACCATCCCCGTATTCAACAACTTCCACGCCAACAGATACATTTTCAGCATTGCCAATCCTTTCCCCGGTAACGACCCCGTCGAAACCACTTCGCTCATCTACGAGAACACTGTTCGTCTATCCGCCATGGGTAGCGACTACTACTCGCTCGTCGAGCCCTATTACACTGCTCCTATCATACCTGTATACACTGGTTACCACGTATACTCGTACTCTCTGGACTTCATCAGCCTCGATCCTCTAGGTTCAACCAACTACGGCAAACTTACCAATGTATCTATTGCCCCTACACCTTCCAACTATGCTCTATGGGCCGCCAACACCGACCCAAGTTCCGACAGTCTTCTTACAAGCGACCCTTACACTTGGGCCGAACGCTACCCTGACTGGAACGATGAACTCAAGAGCAACAAGAGCCTCATCTACCCCAACACCTTCGCATTCCATGTCACCGCTGTTAATAACAATATTATCCGCGTGTCTGGCGGAGCTTTAGGCTTTCCGGTCTTATAAAATCGCAATCCAAAAGCATCTTTTTCAATTATATTTTCAAATTACATCAAATTTTGTATATACAACCATATACAAAATTTTTCGTAGATATACATAGCGCTACGGAAAAATGTATTAATTTTATTTAAAGATTTAGGTTATACATAATAAACCGAAATCAGTATGGGTTGTCATGTTTTGACCAATCCAAAACATTTTGTAGAGTATGCAAAAAATAATAATATTACATATGAATATTTGATTGAAGCGTTTGAATGTATAGGACAACAAGCTACTGCAAGAATGTTCAGCGGTTCGTCTTCAAGAGGTTCAATAGATTCAAAATCAGCAGCAACTATAATGAATTGGATGAAAACATTTGAATTCATTCATAATAATCCAAATCATATAGATAATGACCAACAACAACCTAAATCGATTCAGAAAATTGGAACAGATTGGGACGATTTTGTAGAACTCATAAAAAAACCTATCCCAGAAACCGAAATTGAATATTGGAAGACCTTGTCTAATAAAAAACTTAGCGAACAAGCTATTGTTCACGGTATGAGATTAGGTGTAAAAAATAATAAAGCGATAAAAAATCTATTGGATAGAATGATTCAGATGGTTGAACGTAGAAAACAAAATATTTGGAATCAACAGACAGTTATTCATGAAATTACATCAAATACTCTTAAAGATTATAAATACATGAATATTTTTGAATTGAAACAGATATGCAAAGAACGCAATATCTGTTCTTATAGAAAAATAAAAACAGATATTATAAATCTTCTTGAAAAATATGATAAAAATGAACTTGTTATTGAAGACTCCCCTAATTACAAAAAATTTACATTAATAGAATTAAAAGAATTAGCAACAACAAGAGGTTTTCATAATATTAATAAATTGAATCGTAATGCATTAATTAAACTTCATTTTGAATTTGACAACACAAAAATAAATAATAATAATATTACTATTCCAGATATACAAGATGAATCTATTCAAATAAAAATAGGTCTTCTTGAATTGAATAATAAAACATATGAATTCATGATTGATTCTAATGGTATGGTTAATGCTACATCTTTGTGTAGAATGTATAATAAAAGATTTAATAATTATTATAGAAACAAAGACACCAAATTATTTATAGAAGAATTTATGTCAAGATATAATATAAAAAATGAGTCAGAAATTATACAGATTCGTCAAGGAGGAAGACCTGAACTACAAGGATCATGGGTAGTTTCAAAAATAGCGGTTGATATTGCTCGATGGATTCATCCAAGTTTTGCAGTCCAAATTGCGGAATGGATTGATAAACTCATTTTTGAAGGTTTTGTTGTTATAAATAAACCTATATTTGAAAGATTATCTGATGAAAATTATGATAATGAAGCAATTACCTTGGAAAAAGAAGCAAATATATTAGAGCACACAAATTGTATTGCTCTTTATGTCGCATATATCGGTAAAGGACTTGTAAAAATAGGAAGTTCGGATTCAAGGCTATGTTTGCGCGAAGAGAAACATACTGGATGTGAATCTGAATATGACCAATTTCGTATATTAAAAGTCTTTGAAATATCAAGTAGAACGATGGAACACACTGTTCATAAATTTTTGGACAAGTATAGGTACCCATTCAATAAACAGAAAGAAATATTTAGACCCAATACAAGGCTTATTGAATTCATTGGAACAGTTGAAAAAATATTGCTTGATAATGATTTGAAATTACAATTAGATAAACAGATTCATATCAACAATGAATTGAAAATTAGATTACTTGAGGCTGAAAATACAATTTTAAAATTACAAGCAAGTAAAGAAATATAATAATGTATTATGGAAGAATCAAAAATGTCGATTGGTATAATCTTTACTGCATCATTTTCAAAAGATATATTAAAAAATTCGTGTGCAAAAACTTCAGATGATGGATCTATTTTTTACACTATTTCAAATGACAATAAAACATACAACTTGGATTTCTCTGTCGAGGTTCCGTCTGAATATGGACAAATAAATATAGATGATGATAATCGTCAGAAACCAGATATTTTTATAATGAATATTTTTCATGATATCATCCCAAACTTTGAAAAAAATCATATCTTTCGCAACGAACGGAGGGATGTAAGAAAAATAGAACGTAAAATATATGAAGTAACGTTTATTAAATCATATACTAAAAACGTGTGGATATTTTATATTCACGACAAACATTGTCTGAGCATTGTTAAAGAAATACTATCTTCATTTGATTTTAATTTTATTGATTATCAATCAACAACACCATACACTATTAAAAATTTTGTAAAAAATGTTGATAAATTTTTAACATTAAGTCAAACAAACGCATTAGAAACTGAATTGAAGGATAATCCGTTATTGATGAATGAAATTATAAAGATCTCAGAGGAAAATCAAGTAGATCTTTTCCAAAATGATCTATTGAAATTTTATTCGGAATTATCTTCAAATAACCGATGGTTAGAGGCCCCTGAAATTATGAAAAAATGGGAAAAAAACTTGTATTCTAATGAATACGAGTTCAATGATGCTATATGTCAGAAAGAAGGATGGCTTTTACTAGATGGCACAAAAATAAATCTAACAGATTTAAGCTTTGAGATAGCAGACATATATAATTCTGACTGTTTGATACACACTAAAAAATATGGTGGTAATGATGGTGTAACAAAACTTGTTGAACAAGTATTACGAATTTGTCAATTATTAAAATCACCAGATAAATTTCCTGATTTTTTAATCTATTGTACAACCCACAATATTAATCTTTCAAAAGATATTAAAATTGTATGTGCTCTATATAAACCACGATCAGCTATCGTTATGTTAAATCACAAAGTAATGTTAGGTTTAATTTATTTTATAGCAACAAACATGTATAATATTCCCTGTTTATACTTCACTGGAAAGTTAAAAATTGGATGAAAACATAATCTTCCTTTAATCTACACGTCTAAATTTTGTGTTGAACCATTCATCAAACAAATAGATTGGAATAAAATATCATAGTATTGTATAAAATTTGATTTTTCACTCTTCAACAAAGATATTAAAATCAAATTATTAAACTCTATGTTTTTAGAATACCTCTTATAAATCGTTGTGCTTGTCTTTTATTATTTTCAATTTCTGTTTCGAGTTGTTCGATAAGGTTGTCATTATATTCCAAATATTCAACAATTTCTTTCTGACGTTGAATTGAAGGGATTGGTATTTTTATCCTTTCAAAGTGATCAAATGATACAGCAGGATATTGTGCTCCTTTTGCTTTACTCATTAAATAATCGCTTATATAATCACTTGAAAGAAATAGAACCATGGAGATTGGATGATAAGTTATTTTGTTATACACGACTCATAAAAAATCAATTGAAAGATGTAATACTTCGTGTAGGTCATCATCGTCCTGAAAATAGTTGGAAATATATAAATTATATAAAAGAGGTTCGAAAAGTGTTTGACCTGTCTGAAAGAATCGAATTCGACAAGTATTATGAAGACGGTATGATGAATTGAAATATAAACTGTACTATATCTTGAAATTTTATATACTTACATGAATCCATGTAAAAATAAACAATTTAAAGATTTAATATGAAATTGAATTGCACTATATTTATATACGAAAAAAATAGATAGGTATTTCATGTTACATTATATATTAAAAGAATATAATATGATATATTAAAAAAATATATAATATTATACCAAATGATTCATCAAATTTGGATTGCGTCTCATTTTCATAATCAAAGACGTATTGATTTTTTTAAAGATACTATTCAAAGTATAAATAATCAAACTATAAAACCCAACAAAGTTATAGTTTCTTTTAGTCTTCAAGAAAATTTAAAAAATTTTAAAGATGAAATTATCAATCTAAAAGAAAGTTGTAATTTTCCATTAGAAATTTTATATGAACCATCAAGGCTTTATCAATTTGAGCATATTCAAAAAATTTATATGAAAAATACTATTTCAAATAATCTATTTATAAGTTTTTGCGATGACGATGATTATCTTGATAAAAATTTTATAAAAATCAAAAATAAATTTATCTTACAAGGATATGATAAAATTAAATGCAAATATTATAGAATAGATGAAAATATAACGTATAAAGATATTATAACTAAAAAATTTCCAGTTAGTAGATATTGTGATTTTGGAGGAATGACATGTTCTCTTGAATATATTACTGAATTTTTTAATAGTTCTTTTTTTGATCCTACACATTCTCAATGTGATATCCTATGTTCTGTATATAAAGGAGATTTACCTAATAAATTTATAGAACTTGATACACCTCTTTATTATTATAGGTCAGAGATAATTTCTCCATATCATAAAATATGGAGTTTTCCAAAAGAAATTACATCATCTGAAACATATCATCAACTTTTAGAAGAAGTAAAACATTCGGATCTTGAAACACAAAACAATCTTATACAAGATTGGTTATATAAATTTAAATAACAAGATTATTTATTAAATATAATAGAATGTATTGGAATACTATACCATGTCAAGATGAAGAAACCTCATTACTATTACATAACAATATTACCTAAATTTGATTTAGATTCCAAATGTAAAATTCTTGGACGGAAAGCACATTTAAGAAAAAATACAAATAACATCTATAAATTTGATTATAATGAAAAAAATATTAAGAATGCTATTCGAGAAGGATTTTCAATGAAGATTGATTCATTGACGACTTTTAAATGTTTAAGTGAATTTATTGAAACGAAAATACAAACATCTATATAAATTGTGCTACGATTAAAGACGTCCTTAAATTGATTGCCGAGTTTGTTGAAAGAAATCCTACGCTTTTCCAGTCAATAGAATAACTTTTTTTAATCATGTCCGTTTTATTTTTTAAAAATACAACACCGTATCCTTTATGGTTTGGTAAATCATAAAACGATGAATATACTTTCATCGCATTACCAAAACACGTTGATGGTAAATATATATCACATTTGTTGATCATCTTTTTATTTCTAATTGTTGATACAGTCCCGCCATCCGATAATGAATATACTTTTAAAATGTCTTGATTTGATGCTTTAATATTATACTCCGGAGGAGACGACAAATGTTTTGACCAAATTTGAAACACCACATTTACATTTACATTGGTTTTATTTGGATAATAAAAATATGTGGATGAAAGTTTTTCACTATGAATAAGATTATAACCAATTACTCTTTTTCTAGGAGAACCTTTACCATCACTTTCAAATAATTGCGGTAAAATAAAACAAACAAAATCAGCAAATTTATAAGAATGATTAATAAATTGTAAAGCAAGATGTCCGCGTAATCCGAATGGAGGATTACCAAATACAATATATTTTTTTGAATTTGATGTAGGAGACCATAATAAATAATCCATTTTTAGAATATCTTTTTGCATAGGTTCAATATCAAGAGCAATCGTATTTTTCGGTAATACTTTTAAAAAACTACCGTCTCCTGCGGATGGTTCAATAAACGTGTAATTATCAATTTTATCAATTTTGTTTCTAAACACATTCCAACAATAATGAACTACGTCGTTCGGAGTAAAAAATTGGTCTTTTTCTTTTACAGAGAATTTAGAATAACAAATTTCTCTTGATAAGATACGAAGAAAATCAAAATGATAATTTGACGGAACATTATTAAGTTCTTTCCATCGTTTTACAGTACCAACAACCACGTTTAATTTACTCGCAATTTCTTTTTCATTATACAATTGTAATGTTTCTTTGAATAATGAATGAGTTGTTTGTGACATTTTTATTATTGTATCTTTTTAATCTATATTCAAAATCATTTTTATATTACGATTTTCTCTAAGAACTACCAGTCTCGTCGTATATTTCTAAAATATGTTTTACGATAGGATTTCTTTGAACACAAGAATAATCAAATTTTACAATTCCTATACCATCTCTAAACATATTCTCAGTTTCGTATTTATACTTATTCGAAAGTAATGATATAATATCTGATAAACCATTTTTCACAGTTAAATCACTTTGTCCTAAATCTCCGGTAATGACCAATTTAGAATTTCTACCGACTCTTGTTAATAATGTCTTCATTTGCATTGGTGTCGAGTTTTGCATCTCATCTCCAATAATATAAGCATCGTTAAATGTCCTTCCTCTCATAAACGCCATAGGGACAATTTCGATTTTATTACTGGATAATAATTTATTAACAATGGACGATTCGTCTTCATTGAAATAATCAAATAACGGTCTCGTCCAAGGACCCATTTTTTCGTTTAATGAGCCTGGCAGAAATCCAATCTCCTCGTCAACCGATACAACGGGTCTCGTAATTATTATTTTTTTATATTTATTGGACTTTAATAATGATACTCCTTCTTTACAACTAATCATCGTCTTTCCTGTTCCGGCAGGACCAATTCCAAATACAATTGGAATATTTTTATCTAAAATTAAAGATTGAAATTTCAATTGTTTAGGTAGTAAATTATATCCAATTACGAATCTTATCATAGACATCCAAATTATCATATATTTTATCATGACCTATCCTTTATCTTGTGGTCGTATATTCTTTATTATGAAATAAAGTCTTCTAATAACGGTATGGACTCATGTTTCAAAGATAATTCCATATATTTTTGTTTCCATATTTCAGCTTCTCTTTTACTTTTTGATAACTCAATTTCCAACTCTTGCATTCGTTTTCGAATCATTTTTTCATTCTGAGTCTTGGAATATAAAAGATGATTTTTGCTTTTGAAGTGTTGTCTGTATGTTTCTTTTGTAGAATATTTAAAACCGTCTCTGCACGGACATTCATATGTAATTAGAAGTGATGACATGATTTAGTAGAAGAAACCAATTTACTGAAAGATGAATCAATTTTTAATGATTCATCTTTCATAAAAATAAAATTGATTTTTTTTAATAACCCATCTATACTTTGTATTCAATTTACAGTTTTCCAACCAAGATATAATAAAATGCCTTCTCTTAATATGATGCAAAGCATTGAGAGTCTCATCTCTTCTCGTATCGATTTGTTCATCAAGGAAATCCATGAAAAGCATAATATTCCTATTGAAGAAATGGAAA